ACGCCGAGTGCGTGGGATACGACGGTATTTAGAACTTTTCAACTTGGCACTGGCGCTGGATCAGGGGCATTGTCAGGTCGGACAGACGGTGCAAACAATGTTGCTTTGACTGTAAACGCATACTATGGAACCGGCGCATATCGTTATGTCGGAACCGGAACCGCAACGCTTTATAACCAGCAAAACGGTGTTCATTCTTGGCAAACAGCAGCCTCCGGCACCGCAGGCAACGCGATCACGTTCACGCAGGCGATGACGCTGGATGCGTCGGGTCGCCTACAACTCGGCACGACAACCGCAGCAGGAATGCTTACGGTTTCTGCTCCTGCAAGTACAACTTACGGAACATTTAACGCTGTATCTAACGGGTTTGGTTATCTCACGCTGCGGAATAACGGCACAGACTGCGGATACATAGGGCCTGGTGCGCTTGGTAGTGGAAATCAACTTAGCCTCGCTTCCGCAGGCTCAACCCCGATTCTTTTTGGCACTAACGGCTCCGAACGCGCCCGCATCACGGCGGCAGGAGAATTTGTTGTAGGTTCCACAACCAGCGCCTATACGTCTTCAGGTCGTGGTGTTATTGAAGTAAACGGAAGCAGTCAATCGCTTTATGGCTTCCGAACAGGTGGCACAGCGCGTGGCTATTTGCTGCATGACGGCACAAACTTAACTATCAGCAACGATGTCTCAGCAGCACCGTTAATCTTCCAAACCGCAGCATCCGAACGCGCACGCATCACGAGTGGGGGGGATTTTTTAGTTGGTGAAACATCAACTCAATACTCATCAAAAATACTTACAAATGGTGGCCCAATCTCCACCAGAATAGCCAACGTAGATGCTAATTACGGAGATGTTTTTGTTGCGGGATATACAGCAAATACGTCGGAAAGAAACATTATAAGAAGTGCAGTATCTTCTGTAGCGGGAAGTTCTGGCTTCCAATTTATGATTTCTGACGGTGCTGGCTCGGCTACCGTAACTGAGTCATTCCGCATTAATCGCACAAGTTGCACCGTCGTTGGGTCACTGTCCAAAGGCTCAGGTTCGTTCAAGATTGACCATCCATTAAAGCCTGATACGCACCACCTCGTACATTCGTTCATTGAAGGCCCGCAGGCTGACTTGATTTACCGTGGTAAGGCTACGCTTATAAATGGCAAGGTCACGGTAAACGTAGATGCCGCTGCTGGAATGACGGAGGGTACGTTTGCGGTGCTGTGCCGTGAGGTGCAGTGCTTTACAAGTAACGAGTCAGACTGGGATGCTGTTCGCGGAGTCGTTGCAGGAAACATCTTGACGATTGAATGTCAAAACCCAAACTCATCAGCCACTGTTTCTTGGATGGTAATCGGTGAGCGTAAAGATAAGCATATGTACGACACAGAGTGGACTGACGAAAACGGAAAAGTCATTGTAGAACCGTTAAAAGGAGTTTGACTGTGGAAGCAAAGTTAGAAATGACGCTTGAAGAAGCCGTCGCCATCGTGAATCTGCTGGGTAGCCTCCCGACGAGTCAAGGCGGGTTCCCGCTCTGGCAGAAACTGAAGGCGCAGGTGGAGGCGCAGTTGCCGAAGCCGGAAGAGGTGGTCAAGCAATGACCATCAACGTCGCGTTTCTCCTAATCTTCCTAGCCCTCCAAGTGTTGGACATCTGGACAACGCTCAAGGCTTTGAAGTTAGGAGGACGCGAGGTGAACCCGGTCTTGGCGAAGTTGTTTGAGCGGTTTGACCCCTTAGCCACGATGGTGGCGGTCAAGTTACTCGGAGTCTGGGCCTTGTGGTACTTGGATAATTACTGGATCACGGGGCTAATGTGTGCGCTGTACCTCTACGTCGTGGATCGGAACCTCGGCGTGATTGAGACGTTGAAGAAGCGATGACGGTCGAAGCCAAAGACCTGAAGTTGCTAAAGAGTGACTACACCCACCGGATCAAGTCGGTCGGGGACAGGGTAAGGGGTTTGGAGCGTAGGCTCGACTGGGTTGAAAAGTTGTTGTGGTTATCGGCGGGAGCCGTGATTAGTTGGTTGGTGTCGATAGTCTTGAGGAATGTGTGATGGAAGACGGGCAGATTTTATTCAACATCATTATCGGGATCGCTGGCGTATTTGGCGGCTGGATTTTGAATAACATCTCCCGTTCTATTGAGCGTCTGGACAAGGACGTTCGGGCGATGCCGTTGACCTACGTGACCCGTGCGGATTACCGCGCAGACATTGAAGAAATCAAAGCGATGCTGATGCGGATCAACGACAAGTTAGATGCCAAGGCGGATAAGGAGTAACCGATGCCCCTCCCTGCTGCACTCCTGCCTTTGATAAAGCCGCTCCTTTCGAACGGTTTAAATCTCGTGGCGAACGCCGTTTCCGCGAAGGGCAAGCAATGGGTTGAGAATAAACTCGGCGTTGAGTTAAAGCCGGATATGTCCTCTGAAGACTTGGCCAAGGTTCAAATGGCCCAGATGGAGCATGAAGAAGAACTGCTTCGGCTACGCATTGAAGAGGACAAGTTGGATTTGGCCAAGACGGAACTTTTCCTCAAGGACGTAGACTCGGCGCGGGATCGTGAAGCAGCAATTGCCACCTCGGACAAAGCACCGCTGCTCAACAAGATTGTCACGCCTGTCCTTGCCCTTTCCATCCTGCTGCTGACTTTCAGCCTTTTTGGTGTTGTGATGTTCGACAACACTCCGGTTGAGTCCAGCCGCAAAGATATTCTGATCTACATTCTCGGGGTCTTGTCTGCGATCTCTACACAGATCGTGTCGTACTACTTCGGCTCCTCGCAGGGTAGTAAGGACAAGGCAGATCAGCTCAAGGAGGCGCTTAAATGAGTAACGTCTCCGAACAGGCTGGATTCTTGCTTGACATGTGTAAGCTGATTGAAAAGGCGACGGAACTTGGCTTCGTGGTGACGGGTGGCGAGTTGTACCGTACCCCCGAGCAGCAACAGATTCATGTTCGTGCCGGTCGTAGCAAGACAATGAACAGCCTGCACTTGAGCCGCCGAGCCGTGGACCTAAACTTTTTTAAGGACGGTAAGTTGTGCTACGACAAGGCTGAGCTTGCCCCGCTTGGCGCTTATTGGGAAAGTTTGCACCCGCTTAATTCGTGGGGTGGGAATGGAGTTCGCTTGGTCGATACTCCCCACTTCAGCCGGGGTATTGGTAAGCCGGAATGGCGGCGCGTTACTTAATTGGAGATTTAAATGCCAGCCGCAATGACCTTTACCAGTTTGCAGTCGGACATCCGCAACTACCTTGAGCGTGGCGGAGCGACGGATCCAATTGTCTTTGAGCAGATTCCGCGTCTCATTACGCTGGCTGAGCGTCGGATTGCGCGTGAGCTGAAGATCCAAGGTTTTCAGAATGTGGTCACGATGACCATGCAGTCTGACGTTGCCGTGTATGCAAAGCCGGATCGGTGGCGCGATACCATCAGCATTAACTACGGCACCGGCACAGGCAACAACACGCGGGTTCAGGTCTATCCAAGATCGTATGAATATGTGCGTGAGTATTGGCCAAACGAAACCGAAACCGACCCGCCAAAGTTTTACGCTGACTACAATTACAACTACTGGATCTTTGCTCCAACGCCCGATGCGGCGTACCCGGTAGAGATTCTGTATTACGAACTGCCGCCGCTGTTGGATGATACGAATCAGACCAACTGGTTGTCGGAGTACGCGCCCAACTTGTTGCTGTATGGGTCGCTTGTGGAGGCGACGCCGTTTGTGAAGGACGACCAGCGCGTACAGTTGTGGCAGTCCTACTACGACCGCGCTTTGGCGGCGTTGAATGGTGAAGACTTACAGAAGATCGTTGATCGGTCTACGAATCGTCGGGAGGCTTAACAGTGCCTAGCTTTACTCAAACTTTCGGCGGAACGAACATCTATCCAAGTGATGTCTCGTACCGTTATGTGTCCCTGACGATTGATCAGGTGCTGGACTGGCCGCTAGAGACTGCGCCGTCAAATGATGTCGTGGCATCCATTATGGATGTTAATGCGACGACGACCAGCCTTGTCATTACGATGCCGGATGCGCGGGATGCAAGTACCGGCGAAACGGTGTTATTTAATAACGTCGGTTCTAACACCTTTACGGTCAAGACCAGCACGGGCGTGCAAATTTGCGCACCCACTTCGGGCAGCACGTTTCAGATTTACCTGACGGACAACAGCACGGAGTCTGGAGCTTGGCGTTCGTTCCAATATGGTGCATCGGCTTCGGCTGCGAACGCGGCGGCACTTGCGGGTCTTGGGCTGAAGGCGATTGCGACGACGCTGAATCAGTCGGTTCCGGTCAGTACTTTTAGCACCACCTACACCGCTGCCACGAGTGACCGTGCTAAGGCATTGGTATGGACGGGAGGCGCAGGGACTCTTGCGTTTGATACTGCCCCTACTCTGGGCAACGACTGGTTTGTCAATGTTCGCAATAGCGGCACAGGCGATCTGACGCTAAACCCGAGCAGTTCAGAGACGATCAACGGTGAACTGACTCTTGTGTTGTCTCCGGGTGACAGCGCAATCGTAGTTACAAACGGCGTACAGTTTTGGACGATTGGCTTTGGTCAGTCTGCTGTATACGCTTTTAGCTTGCTTCAGATTGATGTATCGGGCAGTGGAAATTACACGCTGTCAATTGCGGAACTGAACAAGACGGCTTATGTGTTTACTGGCACGCTGACGGGTAATCGGGACATCATTGTTCCGACCACGGTGCAGCAATACTGGGTCAGCAATCAAACCTCTGGGTCTTATACGCTTGGAATGCGTACATCTGGTCAAGCCAGCCCCGGTGTCACGGTAGCAGCCGGTGCCCGAGCCATTTTGTACTGCGACGGAACAGATGTGGTGGATGCCGACACGGCAACGATTGCCATTCCGGTTACCGTGGCTCAAGGCGGAACTGGCGCAACAACGGCTTCTGGAGCAAGAACCAACTTGGGCGCAACGTCGATTGGTAACGCGGTCTTTACGGCTGCGAGTACTTCTGCGGCGCAGATTGCGCTGGGTCTTGACCCGATTGAAGGCGGTAGTTACTGATGCCACTTCAGCCGGTCATCGTTCGCTCCGAACCCGGAATTAAGCGGGACGGAACGAAGTTTGAAGGTAACTTTTATGTTGACGGGCAATGGGTCCGTTTTCAACGTGGGTTGCCGCGTAAGATCGGTGGGTATCGCGCACTCCAGGATCGACTGGATGGCATCGCCCGTGGCATGCACATTCACAATCATAATGGTTATACCTATGTCCACATAGGTACGGCAGCGGGCGTGTTTCGTTTTCGTCTCAGCCAGAACGGACAATCCAGCATTGTTACCGATCGCACGTACAGCGGATACGTCGCCAACTCCGATAACCTTTGGCAGTTTGATGTGGCGTTTAACACCACAAACAGTCAGAACGAAATTTTGGCTCATGCAGCGCCAAACATCGAAGACATCTCTTCAGATGCTGCGGGTCAGCTTTATCAAGGTTTTGATAACGGAACGAGCGAGTTGGTCCCGGTTTCTGGCATTACCGTCTCTGGCGGTATCGTTGCCCTTGCTCCGTATGTGTTTGCGTATGGATCAGATGGCTTTATTCAATGGAGCCGCGCAGGGTACACGGATGACTGGTCCGGCGGCGATGCTGGTGAGGCGCGTGTTACGAGTCAAAAAATCGTTAAAGGATTGCCTCTACGATCCGGTGCAGGTAACGCGCCGTCTGGACTCTTCTGGTCATTGGATTCAGTCATTCGTGCGACCTACGTTGGCGGTGCCCCGGTTTTCCAGTTTGACACCATTACCTCGCAGTCAAGCATTCTCTCTTCGCAGAGCGTGATTGAGTACGACGGTATTTACTTCTGGTGCGGTGTTGACCGTTTCTTGATGTTTAACGGTGTCGTGCGTGAAGTGCCGAACTCGCTGAACCTGAACTGGTTCTTTGATAACCTAAACTACTCTCAGCGCCAGAAAGTATTTGCTTTTAAGGTTCCGCGCTGGGGCGAAATCTGGTGGTGTTACCCGAGGGGTAATGCAACTGAGTGTACGCATGCCGTCATTTACAACGTGCGTGAGAACACATGGTACGACACGGAACTCCCGAACGGCGGACGCTCTGCGGGTCAATATGCGCAGGTGTTTAGTTCACCCCTCGTAGTAGGTGTGATTGATACCGAAACGGTTCAATTCCGCGGAACGCAAGATACAGAGCGTCGCGTAACAGAAGACGATCAACCGCGAATCATTAATGACCCAAAAGGTTATGTGGTTTGGCAGCATGAATACGGAACGGATGAAATTAATGGCGACAGGATTCGCCCCATACAGTCTTACTTTGAAACGGCGGATATGTCTTTGGTTGCGGCACCTGAGCCACAAAACATGGCTGTTCGTGTTGAGTACATGGAGCCAGATTTTGTTCAGTCTGGAAACATGACCGTACAAGTTACGGGTAGAGCAAATGCTAAAGCAGGCGAAGTAACAAGCGATCCTCAAACAATTTATGCAACGCTAACGGATCGTCAGCAGCAGCTTGTCTACTTCCGCGAGATTCGTCGAGAAATGCGCTTTCGATTTGAGAGCAACACGGTTGGCGGGAACTACCAGATGGGGCAGATCATTGCCCATATCGAACCGGCTACGGGTACGGTCCTTGGAGAGAATCCATGAGAACGCATCGCATCGTAGACCCGCGTGGAATGGACATTCAGTATTGGGCGGATACACTCTGCTTGGATCTGGACGAGTATGCGGTCATTCCGCAACTTTACGATAAGAACCGATGGCAAGATTGGGCGGCGGGTTTAGTAAGTATTAATGGCATCTCGCAGTTGAATCCGCCGTCGCCTTATCAGTTTGACGACTGGCGTGAGTGGGCGCTTCGCTTTTATCAAGTTTTGGACTAGGTGAACTATGAGTCGTTTTTACACCTATGGTGACATCCCTGACGTAAGAGGGGTGTTTTACGAAGAAGGACCCAGTGGTCTTGGTTTTTTTTCTGAACCATCGTTTGACTACTCACCTGTATTTTCGCAGCCTTTAGAAGATGCTCCTTTAAGTTACTTTCAAGATGATCGACAACTAGAGTTGGATCGTCAGGCTGAAGAGAGACGCCAGTTTGAACTTTTTGAAGCACAGCGCAGACAGGCTGAGCAAGAATATGCTCGTCGCCTTGAACAAGAGCGTGCAATTGAACTTGCTCGGCAACAACAGATTGCGCGTGAGCAAGAGGCTGCGCGACAAGCAGAGGCTGCGCGTGTTGCTGAAATGGTCCGTCAGCAGGAGATGGCTCGACAAGAAGCATTAAGACAGCAAGAGATGGCTCGTCAAGAGGCATTAAGACAACAAGAGATTGCTAGACAGCAGGAAATGGCTCGCCAAGAGGCTGCGCGTAGAGCAGAAGAAGCCCGTATGGCAGAAGAGGCCCGTAGGGCAGAGGAAGCGCGTCAAGCAGAACAACAGAGACAGGCTGAACTAAGAATAATTCAAGAGCAAGAAAATGCTCGACGCGCTGAAGAGACTCGTCGCGCCGAGGATTTAAGGCGCGCCGAACAGCAGCGTATTGCTGAGGAAACTCGTCGTGCAGAGCAGGCCCGTCTTGCTCGTGAAGCACAACTAGCGCGAGAAGCCGAGGTTGCTCGTAGAGCAGAAGAGGAAGCAACCAGTCGTCGTCAAGCCGAGGCTGCAAGAAGGGAGCAGGAGCGGGTTGCTACTGAGCAAGCGCGTCTTGAGCAAGAACGGGTTGCTGAAGCGCAACGTCAAGCTGAGGTTCAGCGTCAAGCCGAATTGCAACGTCAAGAAGCAGAGCGTCAGGAAACGGCTCGTCGTCAAGCTGAAATGGCAGAGATGCAACGTCGTCAAGCGGAGCAAGAAAACTCTATGCGTGTTGAGCAAGAGCGTCAAGCACAACTTCAGCGTCAGCAAGAGCTGGCTGATTTGCAGCGTCGTGAAGAGGCTCGTAGGGCAGAAGAGGAGCGAGCAAGAATTCCAACTCCTCAAGAAGAAGTTGCTATTTCACAACCGCCGCTTAGTCAGGTTGGAGATGAGTTAATTCCGCAAGCTCCTCCAGAAGATCCAATGCGTGGGGTTAGTGGTCCGGAAATGTTTCGTTGGTCAGACGGCACATATCACTTTAGACCTGAAGAATCTGGTCAAAGAACTCCAATTGATCAGCTTCCTGACTATTATCGTCGCTTAACTGAAGAGGCTTTGGCTAAGTCGCCTCTGCAAGATATTCCAGACTATATGCGTCAAAATCTTGTAGGGCCGTCTCGCACTCCTCCCGAAATGCCTGAAGAATTAATTCCCACTCCTCGCGGAGAAAATGTTCCGATTTCACCGCTTACCTCGCTGCCTAGTGGCCCAGACCCAATTAGCGACTCTTGGGGATATCGTGGTGAAAATGTTCCGGTAGCGCCGCTTGAAAGTTTACCCGGACCGGGATTGGCTGGAGATGATGGAAGACTTCCGCGTGGGGAAGATGTTCCGGTAGCGCCGCTTTCATCGACAGTTGATTTTATTAGAAGTCAACTTGGTGAGCAGCCTCAAGCCCCGTCTTCACCGCTTGCTGATACGGCAGCGGCTGCGCCAAGCATAAGTGATTGGACCGCGCTTTCTGAACAAGCAACTGCTGAATTTATTAACTCGCTTTCTCCTGAAGATCGTCAAGCGTTGTTTGACGCAGACATGGCGGGAATGGCTCGTGGAAGTCCTCTTAAGGAAAGCCCGCTGGCTTTGAACTTTAGTGGCGCTGGTTTTGGCGGCACCTACTCCTTAAGTCCGCAGGCGCTCTTTACCGAAGGCACCGGAGGCGCTGACTTAGAGACGGGAAGTCTTTACGCACCGCTTAGCAGCCCGTCTATAGAGCGCGGCAAGGAATTGCAAAAGCAACGCGAAGCCTTTGTTACTTCAAAGGCCGGAGAGATGCCCGGTGCCGCTGATCTTAAGAAAGCAGCGGAAGCAATGCAGGCTGAGGCTAAGAGAGAAATTTCTGCTGAAGAAGAAAAGTATCTTGCCACGCTTCCGCAGCGCCGAGAGTTGTCTAGCCTCCTTAAGCAAGGAAAGTTTGCTGAAGCATTTAAATATGCTGCTGACAACGGCGTAACGGAACTCATTACAAACCCGGCTGAGCTTAAGAATCTTCGCGGTGCGTTTTCAAAGGATGAGTTAGGTAAATTCTTCTCTTCCATGCCAGAGGATTTGAAACCTATCTTCGCACCGTCCGGTCTGCAAGATGAAAAGTTTAATTTCGATCCGCAGAAAGGCGTTGAGTACAGCGTAGGTCAGTGGCGCGGTGAAACAGGATTCCCGCTTGTCAGTTCTGCCTTTATGGCAAAGAAAGACAAGACGGTTGAGAATCTTGCCAAAGTTGCTGGTCTTGCGATGCTGACCGCTGGTTTTGCACCGGGGTTACTTGGCGGAGCGCCTGCGGGTGGTGCTGCTGGAGCTGGCGGCGCTGGAGCAGGGGCTGGTGCAGCGGGAGCGGGTGCTGCTGGGGCTGGTGGCGCGCTAAGCGCTGCTGAACTTGCTAGCATTCTTCCTGAAATAGTAATTACGTCTAGCAAAGTAAGCCCTTTGTTAACTGCTGCTGGAGCTGCTGGCGCTGGTCTTGCTGCCTCTCAACTTGGCGGCGGGGCTGCGGCTGCGCCTACGGCATCGACTGCTCCAACCACGCCTGTTGATCCACTTCAAGAAATTCTTGTCACCGGATCAAAAGTTCCCCCCGCTAGTTTAAGCGCAATCGGCCCCGGCACTTTGGCATCTTTAAACTTGATGCGCGGTGTCAGTGATATTCCGGTAGACATTTACGGAAGACCTGTTGAACCGCCTCCGGCAGAAGCTCCGCCTGAAACGCCGCCAGAAGAGCCGCTTAAGGAAATCCTTGTTACCGCACCTAAACCTATTTCTGCCTTAGATATTGCAGCGGGTGCTACGGTGCCTGCGCTTTCTAAAACAATTGCAGACATGGGGTACAGAGCGCCTGCTTTTGAAGGAACTCCGATTGAGAATATCCCTGAAGTTGTTGTTCAAGGAACCGCTCCAAAGCCGATTGACTTAACTTCGGTTGTTGGTCCCTTGACTGCTGCTCAACTAACGCAGGGCTTTACACAGCCTCAAGTTGATCCAACAACGGGTGAACTTAAAGAGCCGCCTAAGACGCAGCAGGAGTTGGATGCTATTGAAGAAGCCTTGAAGACCGGCAAACCAATACCGGGAACTGCAAGCGTTGTTGATAAAATTAAGGACGCTTACGATACTTACAAAAAAATTAGGCAAATTTCGAGTTTACTTGGCGGTCTTGGTGCAGCCGCTGCTGGGTATAAAAAGCCAGTTACTACAGTAACAACCCCCACAGGCCCTAGTGGTGCGCTGCCCAAGTATGAATTAAAGCGCACGCAGCTCCAGCCTCAGATTGACTACTATCGCTATGGCCTTGGTCCTGAAGCAAGGTTTTTTTCGGACGTTCTTAATCCGCCTCCGCCGCCAGAGCCGCCGCAACTTCCGCCCTCTAAGCCACCGGGTGATGAGCCGGTCTTTGCCGCTGGTGGTCTGACGGGTTATGCCAGGGGCGGTAGCAAGAAATCCCGTTACGTTGCTGGTCCCGGCTCTGGGCGGGATGACAAGATCCCGGCGCTGCTAAGCGATGGGGAATACGTGATTGATGCTGAAACGCTGGCTCTTTTAGGGGACGGCTCGACCAAAGAGGGTGCTCGGCGCATGGATAAGTTCCGTGCTAAGATCCGTAAGCACAAGGGTCGTGCCCTATCGCGTGGCCGGATTAGTCCAAACGCAAAGTCGCCCGATAAGTATATGGGCGGAGGGTTGACCTGATGAGCGTCGTAGACTTTCTTTTTGAGGGCAAGGCCCCGGCTCCGGTCACGCTGACCGGGACATCAGCTGTTCAGCTTCCCGAGTGGTATACCCAATACACCACCGACATGCTGGGCCGCGCTCAGGCCGTTGCAAATCTGCCTTATGCTGCGTATCCGGGGCCGCGTATTGCGCCATTTACCCCGACCGAGCAAACCGGCTTTGAGGCCACCAAAGCCGCTGCGGGGGCGTATCAGCCCTTTCTCCAGCAAGCCGGTTCAACTTTAGGACAGGCAGGAGCGATAAGCGGCCTGGGCGCGGCTGAGCCTCTCTTTACACAAGCCGCCGGAATGATGGGTGCGCCTGCCGCTGCGCCGTTCTTGACGCAGGCTGGCGGGATGTCCGCCGCCGCCGCAGCGCAGCCCTTTCTTGCGCAGGGCATTTCACCGATTAGCCGAGCAGGCGAGGCTTCTGCTGTATCAGCAGCGCAACCGTTTTTAAGTCGCGCTGGCCGTGCGTTCCCGCAGGCTGTTCAGGAGTACATGAGTCCGTACATTCAAAACGTAGTTGAGCAGATCGGTGATATTGGTGTACGTCAACTGCAAGAAAAGTATTTGCCGGAAATTGGTCAAGAGTTTATTCAAGCCGGTCAATTTGGTCCGGGTCCCGGCAGCAGTCGCATGGGTGAGTTTGGTGCTCGCGCTTTACGCGATGTGCAGCAGTCTATATTGGCTGAGCAAGCCAAGGCGCTACAAGCTGGGTACGGGCAGGCTGCGGATATTTTCGGAAGAGATGTCGATCGCTTGACGCAACTTGCTGGAACGGTTGGTCAATTGAGTACTGCCGACTACAACAGAATGCTCGAAAGCGGAGCGCGCATTGCAGATGTTGGTGCAAAAATTGGCCAGCTTACGGCAGAAGATGCTCAGCGTCTTACCGAGATTGGCAAGGCAACTGGCGCGCTTACTCAGCAAGATGCCGCCAATCTTGCAAGAATTGCGGAATCTCGAGGACAGCTGTCGCAGCAAGATGCCGCTAATCTTCAGTCGCTTGCTTCGAAGTATTTGGGAATGGGCGAAGCTGCGCAATCCATGGGGATTACCGGAGCAGAAGCCATTACCGGAGTTGGCGCAAAAGAACGCGCCATGCAGCAAGCCAATTTGGATCTTGCTTATCAAGACTTCTTGCGTCAGGAAGGATATCCAGAAGAAAGAATCAAGTTTCTTTCCAATGTGCTTAGCGGGGTTCAGATTCCAAAGACCGAGATTACAACTCAACAAACTATTCCGAAGGAAAGCGAACTTACGACGGGTCTTTCTGAAGCTGCGAATACCTACAAGGTTCTTGATGAAATTCTCAAGGGATCGACAGGTAAAGACATTGGTGATCTTTTAAGAAGATTATTTGGTGGGTAATAAGCTATGGCACTTCCAATGAGCAGCATGCTTTCCGCAACAGGTCTTTCTGATCCGCGCCAAAAGATGCGCGAGGATTTGATGCGCATGTACGGCGATTACATTCTCTCTGGCCCCAAAGCAACGGTACCTGCTGTTAAGCCAGCATCTGCTTCTGCCAGCACGGAGCCAGGGTGGGGCGATATCACTGCCGCTGAAGATGAAGAGGAAGAGATCAGCGAAGACAAAGGACAGATCGTAGAGGTTGACGAGGATGAAGAAGAAGCGACTGCTCCAGCGCAGCCGTTGGACGCTGCTGACGAAGAATTGGAAGCAGCCGCAGAAGAGGCAACAGAAGAGCCAGTTTCAAGCGCTGACACTTACGAAAGTGAGATATTAAAGCTTCTTGAAGAGGCTAAAGGAAAACTTCTCCAACCAAAAAAGCTTAGCATTGCAGACATTCTTGGCGCGGGAACGATGCGTCGATCTGCTCAGTTGATTGGTGAAACTGAGAAGTTAAACGAAGAGCGACAGATGAAAGCGCAGGAACTTGCGCTTGATATCTTAATGCGCAAGTCGAAGATTGAAAAGGAACGCGAGGCTGCGCAGGCACTGGCTAAGTATCGACAAGGATTGATTGATGTTCGCCGAGCGGCTGCGGAAAAAGGTTCGCAAGATCCGACGCAAGTACGTGCTGATCGAATTGCTGCAAAGGCCATGTTTCCAGATCTTCCTGAAGATCAGGCTTATGCAAAGTATCTTCGAGACGTTAAGTATCGACAGCGACCGGCTTCAGCTCAGCGACCCACTGAGTCTCAGATGCTTGCCTCTTTAAGAGCGAAGAAAGCTCGCGGTCAACCAATGACTGTAGAGGATGAGCAGCTTCTCAAGGTTCTTGAAGACAAAATAAAAAGAGAAAGCGCGCTTGAAGAGGCAATGAGAAGAAGCCTTGGGTTAGATAAATAACGAGGGCTACGATGCCTAACTTTACGGTCATCGGTCCGGACGGAAAGAAGTGGAATGTTCCTGCACCTGAGGGGTCAACCCAAGAGGATGCAGACGAATACGTTCTGAAGTCCAAGTACGGCATCAGCAAGGCAGAGGCAAAGTCTGCTCCTGCTCCTGCGCGTGTAGATTTTATGCAACAAGGTCGGGCTGATGCGCGGCCTTCTCTTGCTCCGCCTCCAACGCCGCGACCGGCACCGGAGCCGGAGCGCCCTGCTGCTACGCGCCGTGGACCTGCTCCGCTCAGTCTGACTTCGCTGATTACTGAACCTGCGATGACAATGGTGTCTGGCATCGCAAGTTTGCTGCCGTCGTATGCGCGCGGCCTGTACGGGCTTGCTAGAGGAGAGTCTGATCCCGAAGCGGCTGCGGCAATTCGCGAAACGCAGCGGAAACTAACATACGAACCGCGTACAGATATCGGCAGACTTGGGTTGGAGACGATTCGTCCGGTTGCGGAAGTGCTATCTGTTCCGTCTCAATTGATTGGTCGCGGCACCGAAGCAGTCACCGGCTCCAAGGTTGCTGGCACAATTGCGGAAGATGTGCTTGGCCCAGAGGTTTTGATCCCTGGTGCGGTGGGTGTGCGCGCTTTGGTTAAAGGTCGTCGCGCTCCGGAAGTGCCGTCAACGGCAATCGTTCCCGAAGAACCCGCTCCGCCCTTAACGTCCCCAGCGCCAGAGGTTCCAGCGGTCAAGCCTAAAAAAGGTAAGAAGCCAAAGGCATCGACGTTGCCGGTGGTTAAATCTCCGGATCAAGTCAACACGCAGATTACGAAATCTGAGATTGAACTGTCACCAGACCCAGAACTGGAGGCTGCGCGTATTGCTGCGCGCGATCTGCCGGAGAACGTACTACCTGGCGTGAAAGCCGGGGAACGTATCGCGCCTACCGTCGCAGCGCAGCGCAACATTACGAACGCTGCAAAGGAACTTCTCGAGACGGGAGAAGTCAAGATCGATCCTAGTATCCCGCCGTTCTTGCAAGTTGCAAACCTGCTTCAGTCAGGTCGTTTGCGACCGGATGTGTATGTAGACATTCTAAAGCGCAACAATCTGACTCCGGAAGAGTTTGCGCAATCTTACGTGCAAGAAGTTTCTCAGGCTGGTCGCACGTTGCAAATCCTGAGCGACTTTAGAAAGTTTACCCGAGAAGCAGAAGATGCAGTCGAGGGCATCAACACGCAGGCTGCTGGTGGAATTGTTGACGATCGCGGCATCTTCCGTCGCATTGATGACATACGACGAGGATTGATGGTTTCGCAGCTTTCAACTGCGGTTCGTAACGGAACCGTTGGTGTTGGGCGATCTATTCTGGATACTGGCACAAAGTTGATTGACTTTGGCATTCAAAAAGCTACTGGCCGAATAAATCCAGATATGCCGCTTACTACGGCAGGAGATGCCTTCGGTCAGATTCTTAATCTTTTAAACCCGAAACAGTCGTACGATCTTACAAAACGCATCTTAGAAGTTCGCCCGAAAGAATACGATGAAATGTTCCGTCAGTACAACGCTGGCGTTTCACTAGGCGGCAAGTCTGGTGGCATTCTTGGCGCAGCGGAAAAGGGTGTGTATGCGCTAAACGTCTTTAACCGATTCCAAGACAGCGTAATGCGTAGCGCAGTTTTTGCGGACTCGGTTGAGCGCGGCATGAAAGCGCGTGGACTTGACTTCCATGAAACGATGAAGTCTGGTCGCATGGGTGATATCCCGGAAGACATCGTACAACGTGGCGTTCAAGACGCCATGGAGTTCACGTTTTCAAATAAGCCAAAGACTAGAACAGAGCAAGCAGTTGTCACTGCGATTGATAACATTCCACCGCTTGCAATTGCTATTCCTTTCCCGCGCTTCCTGATCAACTCAATGCGCTTTATGACGGAGTACAGTCCTGCGGGTCCGCTGCATTTGCTGAGCAAGAACGAGCGGGCTGCGCTCAAGTCCGGTGATACACGGCTCCTTGCAAAGTCTCTGGCTGGATCGGGTTTGTTGTATGGCGCATACGCGCTTCGTGACTCTGAGTATGCTGGCGAGAAGTGGTACGAGCTCAAGGGCGAAGATGGCAAGACCATCGACATGCGCCCGTATGCTCCGTTCTCTGCATACCTTTTTGTCGGAGACTTAATCAAGCGCAATATCGACGGCACGCTTTACAGTCTCAAAGGGACTGATATTACGGAGGCGCTTGTTGGCATTGGTTCTGACAAGACGGGCTTGCAGTTGGTTGATGGGGTGCTTGGCGAGATGCGGGAAGACCCGGAGTATGGCGCGAAGAAGGCAAGCGATTACTTTGCAAAGCTTGGCGGCGAGTACGCTGGTACGTTCTTCATTCCGTTCCAGCAGATCCGCGATGTCATGGCGGAGTTTGAACCAGAAGAAGCCAAGATTCGCAGAGTTACAGAGGAGCCGCTGACTGCTCCGATTACATCCAAACTTCCTGGCGCGGGTCGTGAATTGCCCGAGTCGTTCTCGTACACCAACCCGCAGCCTCGGGTGCGTGAGTCTCCGGCGCTTCGCCAGGTTACGGGTGTCACCCAGATTTCGCCCAAGAACGAAGCTGAAAAAGAAATGGACCGGCTTCAGATCAAAGAGTTTGAAATCTTCAAGCGAACGGGCAACCCGAATGCGGATCGACTTATTGCGTCGATGACCTCTCGCCTCGTTGATGACCTAGTCTCAAAGATGGTTCAAAGCGAGAACTACACAAGGCTTTCCAATGATCAGAAGAGAGTTGTATTAAAAAAATTACTTTCCGAGGCTAATACTTTTTCTAGGAATCAAGCTATCAATCAAATGCCTGAAGCTTTTATTGAGGAAAAGATTAAAAGCTCTTTGAGTAAAGACGAGCTGCGCATGCTTGAAGAAGCGGGGATGAAGTTTCCAGAAAAGAAGGCTAAAGGTGGTCTTATAACTTCCGGAAACATTGATGTATCAAAACTTCCTGCCGTGCGTAACCCGGATGGCTCTTACAGCACCGTGCGGTCTATGGGTATTGAGATGGATGGAAAGCATTATCTAATACCCAAGGTCGTCAACGGTCGTGTGGTGTCAGATGATGAAGCCTTCAATCACTTTATAAAGACCGGCAAACATCTCGGTATTTTTAGTAGCCGAGCTGATTCTGATGCTTACGCAAAACAACTTTCTGAAGCGGAAGCTAAAAGAATTGGTAAAGCTAAAGGTGGTGCTGCGTACACACCACAAGAAGAACTCTTGCTAAGAAGATACGCAAGCAGGTAGAGTCAACCCCATGAAAAAGCGGGAGAAGTACATCCCTGTCCAGATTGAGGATGGGAAGTGGTACCGCATGAAGGGTTACACGCACACGGAGTGCTGTGACTGTGCACTTGTACACAAGGAAGAGTTCCGAGTTGTAGATGGCCATATTGAATGGCGGGCTGTTAGGGATGACAAGGCTACGGAAAAACGCCGCAAGGAACTCGGCATCAAAATCACCAAGAAGTAATCATGCCAAAATACACAGACGATTCCGAGTTTATAGATGCTTGGAAACGGTTTAATAAAGCGAGCTTAATTGCTAAACATTTCAAGATGAATGTGAGATCCGTCTACGACAGGCGACGGATAGTAGAGCAAAAGTACGGCATTTCTCTTGTAAGCAATCAAAAGAGCACGCCATCCAGTAGCGTCAAAAACAAGATTGGCGACAGGCTTAACGAACTGGCTAAGGCTCGACAAGAAAAGTACGAATTAGAAATGTCCGACACGCTCAAGGATGGCGTGTTGATGATCGCCTCCGATGCCCACTATTGGCCCGGTATTGTCACCGCTGCCCACAAAGCCTTCTGCAACTTAGCCAAGCAGCTTAGTCCGAAAATGGTGATCCTGAACGGGGACATCTTGGACGGCGCTCGCATTAGCCGTCATGCGCGGATCATGTGGGAAAAGCAACCGCTGATGAAGGACGAAATCGCTGCCGTTCAAGACCGATGCGCAGAGATTGAGCGGGCTGCGGGAAAGGCCAAGTTGATCCGCACCATTGGCAATCACGATGCCCGGTTTGAGAACTATCTCTCTAGCCGCGTGAGCGAGTTTGAAGAGATGACGGGCATGACCCTGCTCGACTATCTACCGCGCTGGCGCGCGGGGTGGGCGGTACATCTCAACAGGGAAACCGAAGGCTGGTTAACCATCCGGCATCGACCTGTATCCGGTGGGATACACGCCTCTTACAACAGCACTCTACGGGCTGGTGTGTCGTATGTGCACGGGCACCTTCACAAGCTTCAGGTTACGCCTTGGGCGGACTATCGCGGTCGCAGATACGGCGTAGATACCGGGACTCTTGCAGAGCCATACGGACCGCAGTTCAACTACTGCGAAGCCGGACCTGTTAACTGGGCATCGGGGTTTGCCGTTATTACTTTTGTGGGCGGTAAGATGCTTCAGCCGGAACTGTGCGTTGTCGAACATGGCAAAGCCTGGTTCCGTGGAAAAGAGGTCTAGGGGAATCTTACCCCATCAGTCTCGACTTTTTGGTTTTGTAAAGACTCAACGTAAGCGGTAACGATCGCTTCGATGAACTCGTCAAACTTGTCTGGGGTGAACTCCAGAAAGTTATAGATTCCGTTTGCCTCGATGAAGTAACCCGCCGCCGCTGCGGCTTCGTTAATCGCGACCTGTTCGTTTGGTGACTTGTCGATCATGTATTTCTCTTGAGTTCACCCAGTACCATCTTGAGCCGCTCCATTCTCCTGGACCCCTCGGTATAGACGGGATTGCTTGTCGTTTCTGGCATGAACCGAAACTCAACGATCTCCGTGTACTGACCGTTCTTTTGGACCTTGATCTCAGCGGGCTTGAGCAAGCCATCGGCCTTAGCAATGGCATCGACCGTGGACTCTGGAATCAACCCCGGCTTGGACATCCGCTTGCGCCACCACTTTATAGCCTTGTCCTTGGGGTAACCCTTGTGATCGAAGCACACCCATTCCCGATAGGTTTGGAACCCGGAGCGATACTCAACCCGCATGGAGTCCGGCTTGCCCGCCTTCTGATGCTTGCGGTAGAACACGGCATTCACCTTCTTCCACTCCGCCGGAGCATCGATGCTCATTACCGGCAGCGTCGTCGCAGTACGCTGGATCTCAGGCTCTTTGGGAGGCCAGATATATCCACAGTCGGGGCACTCTGAGAGGCCCGCAAAAACGATGCTATCGCACTCTGGGCAGGTCTTAGTCGGAGCCTCTCCGCCCTCCTCGCTCTTGCGGGGCTTCTTGGGATTGACGCGATCGACCGGCCCGTGGCGGGCGACGTTGCCTGCGAAGTCCAGCACCAAGCAGTCCTGCTTGCCAGGAGAGTTGCGCATTCCGCGACCCATGATCTGTATATACAAGCCGGTTGAGCAGGTAGGTCTGAGCACCGCAAGCAGATCTACAGCCGGAGCGTTGAATCCGGTGGTAAGTACACCCATGGATGCGATCGCTCGGAGTTTGCCTGCCTTGAAGTCCGCAATGATTTCATCGCGCTCCGCGCGCGGGGTGTCCCCAAAGATCGTGGCGCAATCGATGCCGTGCTTTTCAACGAGCGAGGCGATGTGTGTGGCGTGACTCACACCAGAGCAGAAGATCAACCACGACCGGCGGTCCTTGCCGTACTCCAGAATCTCTTTCACTACGGCTGCGTTGATATCGTCCTTGTTCACCGCTCGCTCAAGATCGCCGGAGATAAACTCTCCGCCTCGAGTCGCAACCCCGCTCACGCTAAGTTGTGTCTTCGGCTGTTTGGATATCAGTTTGGTTAAGTATCCATCCCGCACCATATCCGCAAGCGGAGCGTCATAAGACACGCCATCAAAAAGCGAATCCTTACCGTCGTACAGCAAGCCAGAATCCAAGCGATATGGTGTAGCAGTTAACCCAATCACCCGCATGTCGGGGTTCATCACCTTCAAGTTCTTGAGGAACTTTTGGTACATAGTGTTGGTCTTACGCGGAATGAGGTGTGCCTCATCGATCAATACGATGTCCACCTTCACAAACTTCGATGCCTTCCCGTGCACCGATTGAATCCCGCAAAACACAATCGACGGATCGTAGTCGCGCTTGTTGAGTCCGGCTGAGTTGATCCCTGCCGGAGCCTCTGGCCAGAGCGATTTGAGTTCTTCGTAGTTCTGGCGAATCAATTCGCGAACGTGCGTCACGACCAAGATCTTGGTGTCCGACCACTGCGTCAGCACCTGACGGCAGAACTCTGCAATCACAATGCTCTTGCCAGTTCCGGTCGGAAGCACGATGACAGGATTGCCATCGTACTCGCGCAGGTAATTCATCGTGGCGTCGATAGCTTCGGTTTGATACGGACGGAGTTCAATCACGAGTCGAGTTCCTTTTTCGGCATGATTTTCAAAATTATTTCCGCAACTTCTTTCACACGTTCAAATTCAGATTGAGCTTGCGCCATGATTAAACTGTAGGCGTAGACATCCAATGCTTTCATAACAATGAACAGATCATCGCCCGTGATTAGCATCGTGGCTTCGATGTCTTCCTCGTCAACGTCCTCTTCGTTCAAGCCGCTGTATCTGTCCATATTGATCCGTCCTTCATCAGATACTCAACCCAGTTAGGGCCAGAGTTTATCTGTTCTCCGGGGATCAAGTCTGGAACAAATAGGTGATGATCGCAGCCTCGCTTTTGAACCTCGATGTCAAGGTTCTTGTTGTGCCATTCGCACTTCCACTCTCCAGTCGGAAGCGGAGTGCTGTGCAAGCAAGTCCGGCATGACTTTTGCCGTGGCATGTCGGTGCCGTGGCACATGTTGTGAAAGTTGCAGTACTTGCATTCGTGCCACGCCGGATCGTTTGACAGTTTGCTCGGCGGTCTGTTTGCAAAGATGACGCGCTTGGCTTTCTCGAGATAAGTGTTCACTTCCTCTGCGTTGTACTCGGTGCACACGCTCGTCAGATCGCGAACGCCAGGAGAGGCTGCGGTCAAGTAATGCTTCTTTGTTCCAAAGAAGTGCATGTAGATTTGGGCCTGCACATAGTAGATGTAGTCCCAGTTCTTGAGCGCAGTAGACTCATCCACCAAGCGCAGCTTCTGCAATTTCTTAAACTTGTTTTCGTTAACGACCTTGCATTCCCAAACGTATAGCGTCTCGGGGTCTTGCAATAGCCCACGGATTAATCCGTCGCAGTTACCACGGAAGTGTCCTCCGATTGACTCGAAGGAGTGCTGAACACCGGGTTCCTTCTCCGTGGAAAGATCGATTCCGGGCACAGCCCGCAACAGCGCTGCAACTACCTGTTCGCCCCGGTGTCCATCATTGATTCGTCGAAGCCCTCCGGCTTCAATAAAGCCGCGCTTCACCCATCTGAAGTTGTACCACAGCTTGCGTTCGCATGGATCACCGATGGCTGATGCACCAAGGTATCCGCGCGGATTGTTCTCTTGTAACGACTCCATCGCTGCGTCGATCGCGCGAAGAGTCAAGTCTTCTGTATCGGGTAATCTGACCATAAAGCCCTCAAAGAGGAGGCGCGACATCCAGCAAGTGGGGGATAGCAAATAAATGCTAGCCAGATGCCGCGCCCCTTTGTTACTTCTTATGACGCTCCCACGGCTTCGGCCCACCAGCCGATGCAGCAGGGGCTGCGGTCGCTGCCGGAGCGGCGGCTACCGGGGCTGCACCACTCGCGCTCGAGAACGCAGCGCGCGCTTCGAGCGTGCCCATCTTGTTCTCCTTGTGAGTGATGTTGACCTTGAGCGGCTTGAAGTGAAGTTGCTCAGTATCCTGCAACTCGCTGACCCCAACGGCTGCGCAGATATTGCCAAGCGCCTTCTTCGCGATCTTGACCGTGGTGTCGTTCTTGTTAAAGAGGTTAAGCCTCTCCCAGTAACGACGTCCCGTGAAGCGAGGACCAAGCACCTCGAACTCAAGCTCAAGATACTGACCGTCGCCCGCCTTCGTGTCGCGAAGTTCAGACTTCACGATCTGCATCGTGTAGTCACCGACAGGAAGAATCTCGCGCGGGCCAGAACCAAGATCGCCTGCCTCTGCGATGTTGAAATTAATTTTTGCCATGTGAATTAACCTCCAGTTACATTGTTCATAGCGGTGCCAAGCGCATCCGCAAACTTGTTGTAGTCAAGCGGCAGGGTGTCGGGTAACGCCCAGCGAGACTTCGCCTGCCAGCCCGGACGCTCTTGTGTGTAGAGCACACGGTTACCGCTGCCCACCGCGCGAGTAATCTTCTGATTGAATCCAACGTCACTCTTGACCGTCGAGTACTGCTGGTTTGCGAACATCAGAATGTCGCACCACTCCGCAATCAAACTCGCGCTGCCGTGATGCAGATCAAGTTGATAGCGATCGTATGGGTCAGCGAGCGGATCATCGAATCGCTTGACCTGTGAGTGAGCAAGCATGATCACCTGCATGCCACGCTCGTTACGCAAGTAATCGAGCGCGTCTAGGATCTGTCGCCAGTAATCGGCTGCGGCTTTGTAACCACGACCGTACCCGATGGCATCGATCGTCGCGACGTTGTTATCGCTCGCGACTTTCTTGTGCACGAGTTGCTCCGCCCAGTCCGCGCTATCGACTACCACGGTTCCGAAGTCGTGCTCCTCGCTTGCTAATGAACCGATGCAATCCATGATGTCTTCAAACTTCTGACATCGCGGGAAGGCATCGACATTGATGGCATCCAAACCCTCTTCGGTCTGGATGAACACCGGCTTCGGAGCCTGCGATGCGAACGTGCTCTTACCGATTCCGTGCACACCGTACAACACGATGCGCGGCGGTCGGGCGGTGCCGGTCTTTTTTAAACTGCTAAGTGATATAGCCATTTCGTTAAACTCCTTGAACGATAGTGACTGAGGTTTTTGCTGGCTTGACGGTGAGCGCAGCCGATAGCAGTTTGTAGAACTGCGGCTCGTTGTTAGCGAGGTACTTGACTCCGGTGTCGTCAAGCTCTCGCTTCACCTTCACAGGGTGCAAAGTCTCCGGGATCTTCGATGCAACCTTTGCATCAAAGACATCCCAGTCGATCTTGCGATTGAGCTTGCCGGTGATCGTGATCTTGTACACGCCGACATGATGCGTCTCTGCGCCTTCTTCTTTGGAGCCAAGCAGACTAATCAATTCTTCTTCGAGTGCTACGCGCTTATCGGTAGCCCTCTTCTCTTCTAACTTGGCTGCGAACAGGTCATCTGCGATTTCAGTTTCGGTTCTCATTTCTAGGTTCCTTGGTTTGTCGTAAATGCCGACGAAATGAATCCTATACCCCCTTGTGACGGAATGCAAGGGGTGGCATGATGTCACTATTCCCGGTATACGGAGACGCTGAATGAACCGGCTTCTGGCATTTTTAAAAGACAATCGCTTGACTCATCAAGAGTTCGCTGCTATGTGCGGGGTCGAACGGTCCACCGTTACCAAGTGGATCAAGGGCACCAGGAATCCCTCCCCGAAAGCAATGAAGATCATCGGTCGCAAGACCCGTGGCTCCGTTGCCGTTGCGGAAGATGACCCGTCCCTTCCGTACAGCAAGAGGCTTGAACTCGCACTGTATAGGAATGGGCTGACGGTGCTCGAGTCATCCAAGAAACTGCGCATGAGTCGCAACGCAATCTCTCGCTACGTAAAGGGTGAAACCGTACCCAGCGAGAAGGCTCGCGCTCGTCTTTACAAATTATTGGGGGTCCAATGATTGACATGGTGATCTATGGCAAGCCTGTCGCGAAAGCGCGACCGCGCTTCGGACGGAGCAAGTCGGGTAAGCCCGTGACGTATACATCTTCTGAGACACGCAAGTACGAGCAAGAAGTCAAGACCCTTGCTCAAGTTGCGATGTTCGGGAAGGAAATGTTAGAAGGTCCAGTACGGGTCACGATCACGGCATTCTTTAATCACAAAACGAAGACCGGATACCACACATCACGACCCGATCTAGACAACGTCATCAAGGCAATCCTTGACGGATTGAACGGAGTCATCTTTGCGGACGATGCAGCCGTTGCTGAAATCGTCGCGTCAAAGAAGTACGGAGAAGAACGAGTAGAGGTTCAGATCGAAAATGTCTGACAACTTCATGCAGCAGTTTGGCGCGAAGCTCAAAGACGGTGGCTATCGCGTCATCCCCATCATGCCGGGAACCAAACGTCCGGGTAGATGGGATGGTAAACAATGGGGTGAGCTCGCGCGATGGAACGAAATCGACGCGCAGCAAACTCATATCGACATCTGGTCCGGCTGGCCCGGATGCGGCATCGGCATTCTCACCGGAGAAGTCGTTGCGATCGACATCGATATCCTTGAGCCAGAGATTGCCGTCGAGATTGGTAGCGTTTTCAAAACGCATCTTGGTGAAGCGGATCTTGTTCGGATCGGTAAAGCACCGAAGGCACTCTACCTTTACAGAACGAACGAGCCGTTCAACAAGATCTCGATGCACCCCATCGAGGTGCTCGGACTCGGTCAGCAGTTCGTATCCTATGCGATACACCCGGAAACCTGCGAACCGTATCGCTGGCCTTTCGGTGCACCGCACGAGGTTCCCGTCAGCGCGCTACCGCTCGTAACCAAAGAGCAAGTGCTGCGCGCGTGTGAGGCTGCGTACCAGATACTGCCGCCCAATCTTCGCAAGAAGGTACTGCGCACCACGGTCCCAGATAAAGAAGCAAAGGTTTCAAACGACGGCCTCGTAGGTACGCTCGCTGCCGTTGAAGATGCTCTGCGCTACGTTCCGAATCCAGACCTCACATGGGATGACTGGAACCGTATCGGCATGGCGATTTACTGCGCGACCGAAGCAAAGGGTTACACAGTCTTCGACCAATGGTCGCAAGCTTCCGGCAAGTACAATCAACTCGAGACGCGGCAGAGGTGGGATCACTACAGCAAGTCGCCACCCACCAAGATTGGTGCGGGAACGCTCTACTTTCTTGCGCAGCAGAACGGTTGGGTTCCGCCTCCGCACATTGATCTCAATCCCATCAAGCCCGTAAAGATTGATCTGACCGGACTCGACAAGATGGTGAAGAAGACTGTGCGCAGTACGCGCGAGAACTTCCCAAGCGAATGGTTCGACAGCCCATCTCTTGTCGGTCGCGTTACCCGTTGGATCAACGCTACCGCACAACAACCGCAGCCCACCTTCGCACTAATGAACACGCTCTGCATGTTCGGTGCAATCTTCGGGCGGCGGTATGCGATGGCTCACCTCAACACCCGGTGCAACCTGTTCGCGATCGCAGTCGCAAAGCCTGGCGCGGGTAAGGACCACAGTCGGCAGCGCATCAAGGAACTGATGACCGCATCCGGTCTGTCTCAACTTATCTGCGGCGATCGCTTTAGTTCCGGTGTTGCAATCCTTCGCACCCTTCACGACTACCCGTCACGCATCTCGCATCTCGATGAGATGGGGCTGTACTTGCAGAGCTTGACCGCACGTAACGCAGCCTCTCATCAGCGCGACATTATCAAGACCCTGCTCGAGGTGTACTCCTCCAGCAGCGGCGTGTATCACGGTCAAGAGTATGCGGACTCGCGCGATCGTCAGCGTCTCGATATCAACCAACCCAACTTCAACTTCTTCGGAACCACGACTCCACGCACTCTGATCCCCGCGCTCAATCACGACATGGTGGATAACGGAACCATGAGTCGTATCCTGCTTGTGCCTCCGTTCGATGATTACCCTGTTCCGCAGATACCAGAACAACTGAGCGCGCCTGATGACATCGTGGAAGATATCCAGAACTCCGCGCAGATCATCCCCTCCGGTGTCGGTAACATGGCGAACGTGCAGTCGATCCCGAATGCAGCGGTCGTGCCCATCATCGTGGAGTGGGAAGACTCAGCCTTCGCGGAGTACAGCAAAGTACGCGAGTGGCAGTTAAACCAAGCGCGCAACGATGACGCACTCTGGGTTCGCTTCACCGAAATCACCGTCAAGATCGCCATGATCGAAGCCATCGCTCGCGATCCCGTCGCTCCCATCTTGACGTTTGAAATCTTCAAGATGGCAAATGATCTTGCTCGCTGGTCGTTCAACTACACCTCTGACCTCATCGTCAAAGAGATCGCAGAGAACGAGATCGAAGCTTCGCACAAGAAGATTCTCAACATCATCCGCAAGTCTGGCGATGAAGGCATGAGCACCACCCAGATCGCAAAGGTCTGCCAAGGTATGAAGGCTCGCGACCGTAACGAAATCTTGCAGACCCTCGTCGAGTCCGGTGATCTCATGGAAGAGATAGTGAAAGGATCTATCGGTCGCGACCGTCGCGTCTACCGCGCAAGGGTCAGATAAAAAAGCCCCGGCGCAAGGCCGGGGCAAGTCCTAACAGGAGAAAAACGAGATAGCACAGGCCAGAGGTTATCCCCTTGGGTCTTGCTTTGCAAGCCAAGAGACATACCACAGGGTCTTTCTAGCATCCTGTTCCACGGCATCCTTGTGCCCAAGCCGCCAGAGGTACGCCACTGACGTACCCTTTAGAAATCCACGCCACTCATCCTCGGTCAGCATCGATCGAATGGCATCGATGCATTCAATCTCACCCTTCTTGTAGTGGCTTGGGTTTACTGGATCCATCTGCGGCTTCCTTCTTTTTTCGCTTTCGTCGAACATGGCTGAGTTTGGCCATGCGTTGGTAGTGCGCCTTAGATCGTCGTTTCTTATCCCCTGTAGCAGCGCTTCCACCTCTGCTTCCGATAGCAGCGAGGTACTTTCTGATGGCATCATTATCTCCTTCCATTTCTAAGTAACTCCAACTCAGCTTTCAAAGTAACAATCTCTTGCTCGAGTACCGCAGCCTCGTTCCACATGCCATGCGAACGAACTTCAGCCAGAGCAAACTGAACCTTCTTGTCCTGCGACTGACCGTAACCCCACGGCGCAGCCTTCATCTCATTCTTCCACGCCCCCGGAGGGCTTTGATTGTCGATCATTGATCATTACTCCCACTTCTTGCGTGACCTTTTCAACCACGCTATCCCACGGAGCGATCATGTTTTTCCTTGGAAAAATCCTTACGCTCGGGTACCAGGCACTACGATCGCCCCTTACGTTGCCCCAGTACCAAAGCTTGTTTGCATCCATCAACAACACCGGAACACCTAACGCACCTGCTAGGTGCACCGTCGAACTACTAATGGCTACGATCACATCACACAATTTGCAAAGCGCAGCCAAGCCTTCAAAGTCATTACTTAGATTTACCGAAGAGGTCTGGATGTTTACTCCATTCTTCTGATTAAAATAATCAACTGCCTTCTTGTCGCTGCCGTATTGCAGGTTGATTAGATTCACATCTAACTGCATGACAGATAACAACCGCTCGAGATCAATACTCTTGTGTGGCCCGATCTTCGGGGCTGCACTAACCCACGACAGACCTACCGTCAGTTTGTTCAGATCAAGGTCAAGTTCCTTGCGGTACTTCTCCACCAGCTCCGGGTCAGCCTTCAAATACTTCCGGGCAGCGTAGTACTCAATGTCATCCAAGCTCTTGATAAACGATCTGCCAATGCTTGCAAACGGAATCTGCGAGGTATGCAAATCAGATTTAACTTGATCAATGCTCGACATGAAGTTCACATCCGGCATCGAGCGACTGAATAGCGAGATCAGTCTCGGGTCAACCATCGCCGTCACATAATCTGCTCGCTTGCGAATCGACGGGATCAACGATCCGTAAATAATCATGTCACCGATGCCCTGCTCGCCCCACACAAGCACGGACTTGTGCTCGCTATCGAGCGACCATTGCGGCTTCTGCGTTACAAGACGACGGCTCTTGAATCGATTGCTGTTCCATCTCTTTTCATACAAAGGCCAGCCCGTCTCGAAGTCGTTTAATTGCAGAGCAAGCAATCCCAAAATCCAATTTGAATTCGCATCGTCTGGTGAAAGTTCGTTGGCCTTCAAGAAGTCTTGCTTCGCCAGATCCCACCGTCGCATCTCCCAATTCGCAGCCCCTCGCTGCACATAAGCCAGCGTGTAGTCGGGCTTCATCTGCGTGACTTTAGTAAAGTCTTCGATGGCCTCGTCGTACTTTTGCTGCTCTGATTTGACAACACCACGATTGACGATGTCTTCAAACGTCAGCGCGCCACGACGCTCAGCGGCATCATAATACTGCTCCGCTTCTGCAAATTTTCGCTCAATCTGAAGCAACCGCGCCTTGGCACGATACGCAACAATGTCTTTTGGATTAAGCGAGATCGCATAGTTGCAAAGGTCCATGGCTTCAGCGTATTTGCCCGCCTGAAACTTAGCTTCGATTTGCTGAATTGCACGTTGATGTTTGGTAATCATATTGTTGATGCCACCGCCATCCATTCACGACCGTAGTCCACATCGCACCAGTCCTTAAACCAAGGACCTCCGCGTGTGAAATGCACGGCGATGGGATCTGGCTCGTCCTTGCGGGTGTACCACCCTTCCAGATAGTTGTATGCGATCGGAAGCTCACCGATCACATCGTCCGTTAACCACTCAAACCTATGAAGATACATCCCCGTCGCGACGTTGACCACCTCTGGCGTAAGTTTCTTAACTTGTTCATGCTCACAGTTGATGAACATGAAACTCGACCAGTTCTTACGGGGATATTGATGCTGCGCGCGATGATCCATTTTAGTCGTTTCGGTAGGCCGGTAGTCGTGCTTTACAAGCATGCACGCCTTTGCCCGGTCGGCGTAGCCAAGCAGTCCCGCGATGTCCCGCCGGAAAAGAAAATCGCAGTCGCAAAACACGGCCCAGCCGGTATACCCCGCGAGGTATGGAGTCAGAAACCGCGTGAAGCTGAACTCCGTAGACGAGAGCGGGTCGATGCCACGCCAATAAATACCCTGCTCACGCAGATCGCTTTGCTTTATCGGAACGATGTCGAGCGGGATTGAACTCGTCAACTCGAGCGATCGCTTGCATACTTGGTACGCCACATCTTCGCGACTGTCGTAGCCGATAAATACTTTAAGCATTGAGGAAAGCCTCTTTGCGGGCTGGACCCTTGTAGTGGAGTATTCGGGGAACATCTCCGTCAACAACACGGTCTGGGAGACAGGCATATTCTTTCTCCTCCATCTCGCCCACTAGTTCGGGGTAGAGCATGTGCGAGTACACCTTGAGGGCTTCTTGATCGCCATACCATTTGCGAAGCGGCTCTTCCATGAACCCCATTAGAATCGCCATCCCCTTCCACGCATGGTAGTTCTTCGTAATCGTCATGCACCCAAGGTACGGGTACAACGTACCCAGCGGAATGCCGTGGTACTTCTTGAAGATCCCGTCCCGTTGCAGTCCGTTGAATCCAGCGTCGCGATCGAACGATCGACGGCAGAACACGACCTCTCGCTCGCCCAGAATCGCAGCCGGATCTACGGGTAAAACAAACAGCATGTCCGTGTCAATGTAGGCAGAGGGCTGCGTGATCCGCGCTTGCGCGAATGCTTTCGTTCGCCAGTACATCAACTCTTCGTAGTTACCCTGCGAGTACTTGTACTGATCCACGCCAGGTATTTCGGGTGTCGCATCATCCGTGCACATGGTGACATGCGCGTCGGGCATCACCGCTTTGAGCGATGCCACCATCTTCGTCGGGAACGATACGTCAGCCCCAACGTGAAAGAATACAAATCGACTCACTCTTCCGTCCTCACTTGAATCATGGCGTCGGCAACCTTGTACGCATCGCGTGCAAGTTGCCAGACGTTCGGGTGCGATCCCTCTACGCTGCCGGAAAGCATGCCCTGCATGGCTGCGGTTGCGAAGTAATCACGCAACTCCATGCCGTATGCTGCCCTGTCTTCTTCTCTCTTAGCCATCATTCCTCCAGAGGATCTTTAAGCATGACCGTCGTTGCCGTTGCAGGTGCGACGGAATATTTGTTAAGCACATCGACGCATCTGTTAATCGTCTGTTCGCGGATCAGCACCGCTAGTTTGCAGATGATCTGCGCGTTGTTCTTTTTTGCGATCGGTCCGGCGGCATCAAACTCACGCGCCGTCTTCTCAACAAACGCCCAATCAAAGTAGTCCAGCTTTCCCTCTGGACCGATCTTGCACCACGTTTCTTCACCTGTCTTGGTCGTAGTCGGATTCTCAAGGTAATCAAACTCTTTTTCCTGCTTTGATTCCTCATTCGTGTCGCTCATAACTTCACCATCACTCCTTGTCCGGTTGGTAACTCTAAAATCTTCTCTGGCTTGTCTTGCAAAAACTTCTGGTGCGAAAGCCCAGACTCTTGATATCGAGCAAACCCATAGTCATCGAACACCATGATCGCACCCTTCGACATGCGCTCGTACACCTCTGGCATGACATGCGCTTCGGCTTCGTGTCCGTTCAAGTCTAGGTGCGCGAAACAAATTTCATCGGGTAACTTGTGCGGAATGGTTTCAAATACGCTGCCCTCGCAGATCACGGGGCAGTACTTACGCATGCGTCGCTCGACTTTTTTCGCAAGGTCGGGTCCGTGCAGGTTCTTCTTGTGATCACCATCCGGGGCATCGAAGTAATCGTACAAGTACAGGTTCTTCCCCCAGATCAGCGGCTCGTTGTAGTTGCAGAAGACCGCCGTGCTCTTCGCCTCGTAGCATCCAATGTCAACGATGTCGCCATCGATGTGCGCTGCCTGTGAGAGTGCCCAGCACAAGTTATGTATGCGCCAGGATCGAGCGCGCAGTAGGACATCCTCCTCGAACTCACGCATCGCTTCGACGAACTTCGGATCGCGCATCCAGAATAGGCTGCGGAACCAGATGAAGATGTCATCGTGGATCGTGAACGGAATGTCGCCTTTGTGCATGAGCTCTGCCATCTTCGAGATGGCAGCGATGAATTCAGATCGATCGCTTTCGGTCTGAAACATCTGCGCGTAGTCTTTGTTCGCAAACATCAGCACAGGTTGAACGTAGGAGTTCGTCACAATTTAACTCCGTAATACCGACCTACTAATTTGAATGCCTCGATATGCTTTTTGAGTTCAGCCAAGTCCTCGTCTTTCTTGAGACTAAAAATGGCGATGCCTTTGCCAGCCTTTCGCGCTTTGTAGTCCGCCTCCAAGAGTTCCAACGTGCGCTTCAATTCCGCAGCAGCGATCTCTTCCAGAAGATCAGAACTAATTTCAATTTTCACTCCAATGCTCCCCATTGATCTGCCATTGCGGCTGCGATCCCTGCGTAAGTTTCGCTCCGCTTCTTCCATCGGTCGGGTGACGGGGCCATCTTGTGAATGCGCGCCTCACGGCCCTCAACAATCTGCGTCGGCTTCAAGAGCGGCAGGTTCTTCAACCAGAGGCACGTTGCTTTTGTCTCGCCATGCCCAAACTGCCACGGCTGAATGATCTGGTCGGGCTTTCGGATGCGCGATGAAATGATACTGACGGGATTCTCCAGAGCGATGCGCGGGATCGAGCTATCAAGCAGGAACCGCACGAACTCGAGGGCTTCGGCTTGCTCTGCTTGCTTTTCCTTGAACCACCTCGCCCCGCTCACGGCAAGGTGGGTGCAGGGCGGGTGTGCAATCATCAAGTCCCAGAGCGGGATCGCCCACGGTTTGTCCCGTCCAAGCACGTTTCGCACATCTTCTTGGTAGTGGTGCTCGCTGCCATCATCGGCGGGGAGTAGATCGCATGACCACGCATCATGCCCGCGCTCACGAAATGCCCTACGCACCACGCCAGAGTACTCGCATGCAACTAAAACGCGCATCAGATAAACGCGCCCACGAACACGCCCGTTACGAACGCAACGATGCAGAGCAGAATCTCCGCAATCATCGTGGCGGATCGCTGCCTGTTGTACTCTTGATCGAGGTATTCGATCTGATCACGCAGTTGTCTAATCTCTGCGCGCAATCGGTCTTGCGAATACTCCATCACCAGTAATCCCCATACTTGCAGTCGGTCTGCTTGCCACGCGAGCATCGGTAGTTGGGCGGCGGAACCCATGCCCAATCAAGGTGCGCGTTGTACTTCCACAGTTTGATCAATCTTTTTAACCAGTTCATCGGGGTCAGTCCTCGCGAGTTCGATTTCGAGTAAGCGTATCTCTCTCTGCTTTTCGCAGATTCGCTGCCATATAAGTTCGACTTTCTTGAGGGGGCGATCGCCACCTCCCAACCGTCCATCTTCCGGTACGTCTGCCTTCTTCGACTGCATCTTTTAATTCCTCAATCAATCGTCGCGCATGCAAGAGGCGCATTCGTTCGCGCTTGCGCTCCATCCACTTTATGATTTCATCAGGATGCGCCTTCCTGTGGGTACGCATCTTCATAAAGTTGCACTTGCCCTTGTGCTCCGTGTGACAGGTCGGACAGATGGAGACTTTCTTCCTTGATAGTCCCCACCGCTCCCGAAAATCATGCGTCATTCGTAAGACAACTCCCATTGACGCGCGAGTTCGTCCTCGTGCGCGTTCATGTCACGCACATACTGAATGGCATCTTCAACGTGAATCAGCGCGTCAATCGACTTGCCACCCACGTTCCAGTATTGAACTTGATCGAGCGGAATGTCCGCGCATTTCCAGTCGTACACCGTCGCCACAACATCGCGCTCCGGTCCATCAAACAAGATGACCCATTCCGCGCGCGTCTTGCCGTCCGCTGATGCCTGTAGCGGATTCCCAAACGCCTGTCGCAGCTCGTCGTACGATGCCTTCAGCACCCCAACGAAACATGTCCCATTCGCTACGCGAAAGTTATCCATCACTTGATACATGTGCTCTCTCCTATGTAAGTGAGCAGACCCATTCATCATACCCAATCGGCTTGTACACTCAACACAATTTTGTTGCGCTGCCTTGGTTGTCCACCCTGCGGTCAGCGCGTTACTGCGCCGTCAACATCAGTATCGACTGCGGAACCATGAGCGCGGTCTTTCCGTTCGGTCTTGGGTAAACCAGGAAGTGCGTGTTCCCCATCGCAGCCATCAAGAGGGATGCGTTCGCGACCCCCTTCTCAACGCCTTCGAAGTCATCCAGGACGATCAGCGGAGCGGTGCTCAAGCGCATCATCAACTCGACGTCGGGCTGCGTAATCCGCCCGTCGATGTAGAACAGATCGACCTTGACCTTTTGATTCGCCAGCTCTTGAAACATCGCGGTCGATGTGGTCTTCGGGAATTGCTTGATCTCAACCCCGTATGTATTCCCAATGTCGATGTCGTTCGATGCATCGCAGGTGTATATCTTCCCCTTCCGCATGCCCGTCGCTAATGCTCTGGTAGAGCGTCCGATGTACGTCCCCACCTCCGCAATGACAGAGGGTGCAAAGTACTCCGCAATCGTTCGTAGTTCCGCAGCATCCTGCGGGCTGATCGATCCGGTCTGGTAGTCGGCTTGCTTGAGGAGCGGACCCTCATCCATCACGTTGTAATGTTCGCGCAGCCCGTTCGGAGCAATCGCCTCCCACACCGCGCGCGAGAACACCATCCGGTTAATCTTGAGCGGGTTCATGCGACCTCCCGCACGTTGATGGTTTCCTCGTCGTACCTCTCGCGCTCGTCGGTGCAGGTGACATCAAAGTCACCGTGCGCTTCGACGATAGCCTCCTGCTCGTCTTGTGCCTCGACTCTGATGGTCTTGATGACCGTGGCACGAATCGTAATGTCGTAGGTTTTCATGCGATTGCGACCTCCACTTCCTTGACTTTGGCTAGGGCTGCACGTTGGTTGCTTGCATCGAGTCCTGCGGCTTCAAGGATTTCGGCGGCTTCCCACAAGGATTCCTCCAACTTACAGATGCAAACCTGCAACTCCAATACATACCCTCGCTTTATCACGATCATGTCGTTCATGCTGCCTCCTGCTCTTTGAAATCAAACGGCGTTACGTCTTTGTCACGTACGCAGTCTGCTAGGTACTCCAATAATTTGTAGTACGCATCTTCGTCATCTTCGGCTTCAATTAAAAAATCGCAATTCACGTTGTAGGTTTTCATGCAACCTCCCGAAAAATCCGCACGGCCTCGTCAATCGGCAGCGCATTGAGCACCGTCCGTCCCTCGCGCAGCCTGTGAGCGATGTAGTCCGCTCGCGTGTCCGCGCTCTTGATCGCGGTCGTCTGCCAGAGTTTGCCGTCCTTCAAGTACACCACCTTGTTACGCATGATCCGCTGCAATTGCTTGCGCGAGAGATGCTCGCTTAAGATTTCCTGCACCAGCGACTCTGCGCTCTGCGAGAACTCGTGCGTCTTGCCGTCCCACTCGTAGGTGCTAGGCGGCAGGGTCTTCGCGTAAGCATTCAGTTCATCCTCTGCTGAGTGATCGGAGAATCGATCCGCACCACCGTAGCCCTCGTTGCTCACCGTCCCACGCGCTTTGCCGTTGATGTAGAGCGAAGCCTCGAAACATTGTGTCTCTTGAGACGCGAATGCGGCATGCTTGATGTTCTTCAGTTCAATCTTCATGTGTCTTGCTCCTCGTCTTCGGTTTCTTCAGTTTTCTCAATGTGCATGCTTCCGCATGCTGGACAGATATCGTCCTCGAACAGGGTGACCCATCGCCTCCCAATTCCGTAATCGATCATCTCGCGCTCGACAACACGCTCTGGTTCATCGAACTCGTGCGCGCAGGATTTGCATCGATAGTCGTACGTCAGATCACGCATACTGGCTCTCCTCTGTGAGGTTGTGCGTTGCCCAGCTTACGAATCGCCCCATCGATTCCCCGTATTCCATGCCATGCAAACTCGCGGCCTGTTTAAATGCGGATACCGGCTCCAGATCGGGGCTGCGATCCATCATCGTCAGCGCGTCTTCGTAAATCACAAAATAAAGTTGCTCGTTCATAGCATCACCTTCTGCGCGCGCTTGCGCGCGTTGTTTTTCGCTGCCCGAATGTCATCCGCATGCATGCCCTCCGCGAGTTCCATCGCGAGATTTATCGCGCGTTCGGACTGCTCTTCAGTCGGTGCGGTGATCGCGAGAAAGAGCGCAAGGGTGAGTGCCTCGCGCGGGGTTTGGGGTGCTCTCATGTTACGTCTCCCGTGGCCTTTGCGATGGCGGCTTCGGCTAACTCTCGAACCGCTGACACAACGTCTAACAATTCATCTCGCGGCAGTCCTGCGATGTCGTGCGTTACCTCATGCAAAATATCCGACAGGGCTTCGAGCATCTGCGGTGCGCTCGAAATGAGTCGAGCGTCTGCTTTGCGAGGAGCGTAAATACTCGCAACGGGTACACCGCTTTCACCGACAATCCTGTACGGTCGATCCGCCCGGTCGGATTCAATCAGCATCCATGGACCTTGTGTGTGTGATGCGCTCATGTCGCATCTCCCGCTGCCTTTGCGATGGCTGCGCGAGCGATGTTGTCGTATGTCTGCCATGCGACAGGCATCGCGTCGAAGTGCCTCTGGTAAGCATCGACAATGTCTTGCAACGCAGCCAGTAGGTCGGGTGCGGAACTAATGAGACGGGCATTCGCTGCCGTCTCTGCGTCATTGTGATCGTCTTCGACAGATGCAACGAAAGGTTTTATGAAATCACCGTTGCCGTAGATGCAGCGACCGTTTGTAATGACCCAAGGTGCGGGTGTGTGCTTGCTCATCGCACGATGCTCCCTACGAGTGCTCCGATGGCGGCTGATCCCGCCATGAGCGTGAACAAATAAAACCAGTAGCCAGCGGGCATCAAAATCATCAGCGACGTTGCGATCAGCGACATGCCCACAATCGCGATCAGAAATTCCCAAGCGTTCATGCGACCTCCGACAGGGTGAGGTTGTAGATGGAATTGACGTACTTGACCGTGCGCGCGTAGGCATCGGGGGTGCGGTACTCGCGCGGCATCTCATCGATGAATGCGAGAATCGGGAGCAGGGCCTCGCAATCCTCTTCCCACCACGCGGGTTTCGGGCAGTAACGCTCGTTCGCGACGGCCTGTAACGCCCACGGGGATTGCTCTCGCAATTGCGCTTGACGGGCAGGGGATAACCAGATGCCACCGTGACGAAAGGTGTAGACCCGCACGATTCCCTCCGCGAGGTGCTCGATTTGATCGATGGTGTCCCATGGTGAGGGCTGACCCACGCGCGGGGTGTGGGTGTAGGTCGGGACTGTTTCTCGAATGTGGTTCATGTGCTAGTTCCTCGTTTGGTTAGGTTCAAATTCACTCGACGGGTACATGATAAGCCCAACCCGGTTGAGCATTGCAAGGGGTTCGATTGCAAAGTTTTGTTAAGATTTTGTAATGTGATTGTGCATAACCTGTGGATAAGTGAGGGGGCGGGGGAATTAATGCATACCCAGCTTGTCCGCCAGGTGGTCGTGAAAACGACCGCCAGGTGGTCATTTCCGTAGCCGGGTAATTAATGCATAACTTAATGCTTAATTAATGCATGACCCGAAAGTGTCGATTTTCCTTTGTAAATCAGTCACTTGGGAATTAATGCATTTAATTCTATTTTTACTTAAGAGAAACGGAGGGAGAGGGGGTGAGAGGGTGTGTCAAGAAAACAACACACCGTTGCAGGAAAACAACACAAGTATAGATAGATATATAATAATAATAATAAATAATAATATATATAATACCCTATCTTTCGTAGAATCAATGACTTACGCGCGATTGTTTAATGCTTACCTTAAAAGCAAAAATATGCATTAAGTTTTTGGCGGGTTGCGTGAGCGCAAGCGGGTGATATAAATTGCAGAGGATGCGCGCTAACTTGGAGGCTGCGTAATTGTGAACGATAAGACGTTACAGGCGGATAAGGGCGTTACCCTTGGGGAGGGTAGCGGGGTGAAGTCGAGCGGCTATAATGGCTCGACCGCGCGTTCTGGGGGTGTTGTAGTGCAGCAGAGCACTAGAGCCGTATCCCCAATAAACGATAACCGAAAGCATCCCGATGCGAATCTAGCGGCGACCATTGCGACCATGTCGTTTTCGGGATTCACCATGTCGCAAGTGTGCAGCGCGCTCCGATTGTCGGAGGAAACCGTTCGCAAGCATTACGACTATGAGTTCAAAAACGGTCAATCGAATATGGTGAACGACATCGCGCAATCTCTCGCGCAACGCGCTAAAGCTGGGTCCGATACCGCTGCAATTTTCCTATTGAAAACGCGCGGATCGGGAAAGTTTACGGAGCGCAACGGTATCGAATTGACCGGGAAGGATGGCGGACCGATTGAGGTGCAGCAGCGCACAGAGATTCTCTCGAACGTGAACGGGCTGCTACGGAAAGGGGTTACGATTGACGGAGAGGTTGAACCGCTCGACTAAAAAAAGGGGCGGGAATGACCCGCCCCAAACTAGCACCTAGCGAATAGTTTTTAGGCTGGCACGGCGAAGTTCGAGAGGCTACGACGCGCGCGACCCTTTGCGCGCAATGCCACCACGATACCCGGATTATCCAAAAATCTTAGGTCCGTAGAATCGCCATTCTCGACCGTACGACCTAAAAACGTCGCCGGGAATGTGCCTTTAAAAACGGCGGCGAAATTGACGCGCGACCCGTAATGACGCAAAGCGCGCACCACGATAGGCGCGAATGCTTTCGCATGCGAATAACTAAACGTGAGCGCATAGTTCGCGATATCCGCAATGCGACGGTTCGGGAGTTTGGTGTAATCGTAGAATTGTAGTTCCGGGAATGCGGCGAAAATGTGCGGATATTCGCGACCGTCGCGCGCGCATGGCACGGTTTCCCATCGGATGTCCGATGTCCCATTCAGTCTAATGACAAGTTTTTTGCGCTTGCGTCGCGCGTACTTTTTCGCGCTTTCAATTTCGGTCACCAATTGCGCCATAAATCCGACACGGTCCGAAAGGTAAAAATGCGTTCGACGCAATCGCGCTTTCTGAATTGCGTTATCTGGCATGTCGTGACCGTGTGAGTCGAAACTAGTGTTTCCCGGTGACATGCCACCCCGGCCCGCATAGTTCAGACAATCGACCACGCATTCCGCAATTCGCTCTAATCCACATACGTTAGTTCCCGAACTATCGGAAGGTGCAAGGTATAAAACCCCGGTAACGTACCCGCGCTTTTGACCCTTTACGGTTTTCGGATTCGCATCGATGTTAAGCAATTTCGTTTTCATGTGTGCTAGTTCCTAGTTCAGATTTTGAAACCATTGGTTTTTAAGAATTCGACGTCGGATTTACTTGCCATGCACACCGCCATCATGTGGCGCGCAATGTAAGTTTGCAGTCTCGCGCGATTTTTTTCGGTCGGATTCGCGCGGAAGTTTTCGATTAATTTCGTCATGTGCTAGTTCCTGTTAGTGGTTATCGAACGTGTGACAAATTGCACCAATCGAGAATCAATCGTCAAGCCCATCAATGCACACGACCACCACGCGGACAGTCTCGCGCGCGCTAGTAGTAAACCGCGCGACATGCGCGTACACGCGCGCGCACCTGGCGCGCACATGCACGCACACGCACACGCGCGCACGCATGCGCGCCTGGAGCGCGCACGCGCACGCGCGGTTTATGCGCGCAATACCCTCGGGACCCCTATCGACGCGCGATCGCCCAATGCGCGATGCGATGCGGTACGGGGCACGGTTTTCGACGGGTGGGGTGCTGGGTCCCATCGCGTATATCACCTCCCGACTCCACCGCCATTTTTCAGATGCACTATCCCCTTGCGCACAAAAGTGTTAGGGTCCCATCCGGGTATCTGGCACGGTGCGCGTGCAGCGACTAGACCGGCAGCGGGGCTAGCACACAGGCTCCACGGTTGTTGGAGATCGCTGCTTTCCGGCAGGATAATCCTGCATACCCCAACGGCAACGAAGGACCTCAATGCTTTACACAGGCGCAGCCCCGTTACCCCGGCATACGTATGCGTATGTGGAGCCGAATGCGTTAGGGACCCACAACTGGCTGCGAGTTGCGTGGTTTGGGTTGGTATCTCATCCGGGGAGAACGTGGGGATGTCATGTGATGCTGGAGTGCGGGGCGGTGTATCGGAACGTACCGTTACACAAACTTGCACACAAACCCACAGGGACCCCTTGGGACCCCGCTTCTGCACAGACTTGGGATTGCTACGGGATTCACTTTAGCGTACTGGAGTATCCGTTTCTTGAAGGGACCCGGATCAGAACCCGGCTACGGTCTAAGGAGGAGCACACGGGCAATTACTTGTTTACCGCGATCCCGATGTTGGATGGGTTTAGTTTAGAGCCGGAGCAGAGCAAGGAGTTTTACTTCATCAAACTGGACAACGGGCGCTTTACAGCGCAACCTACGAATCATTTGTTGGTTCAGGACAAGTCGTTCATTACTGACTCAAACTGGCCCAAGTTAAAGCGTCAAACTGATGTATGGAGTGTTGACCATGGCAACGAAGTCGAAAGTTAACGCAGCGGGCAATTACACGAAGCCCGAGATGCGTAAGAAGTTGTTCAATCAGATCAAAGCCTCTGCAACGCAGGGCACCGCAGCGGGGCAGTGGTCAGCCCGTAAAAGTCAGTTGTTAGCCAAGAAATATAAAGAAAAAGGCGGCGGCTACCGTGACTAAAGTTTGCACAATGTGCGGGGAAGAAAAGCCTTTTTCCGCATTTCGTTCTCGTGGTGGAGACATGAAGCATTTGCTTAAAAGCCGATGCAATACTTGTCTTTACAAAGAACATCGCAAATGGACCGTTGAGAATCCTGATCGTGTTCGGGAGTACCGAACTAAAGACAGTTGGACGCTTGCAAAAAGATGCGCCCGTCGTGGAATTACGCCTGAGCAACTTGTTACTGCATACGAACGTCAAGAAGAATGCTGTGCAATTTGCAAAACCGAAATTGAGTTAATTGACAGCGCAATTGACCACAATCATCAGACCGGCGAATTTAGGGGCGTGTTGTGCAAGCAATGCAATCGTGCTTTAGGAATGTTTAAAGACAGTCCGTTTGTTTTAAAGAACGCCTTGGAATATCTAGAAGCATTTGGGAGTTATGGTGATGCCTCTGAAACCGTCACAAAGATCGCTTAAAGACTGGACCGCGCAGGAATGGCGCACCAAGTCGGGCAAGCCGTCGAGTAAAACTGGCGAGCGATATCTACCGGCTGCTGCGATCAAGGCACTTTCTCCGCAGGAATACGCGGCAACGACGCGAGCGAAGCGCGAGGGCAAAGCGAAGGGCAAGCAGTTTGTAGCGCAGCCGAAAGCGATAGCAAAGAAGACCTCGCGTTATCGATGAACCAGCCTGCTAAAGGGACCCCAGCGGGGACCCCTCCCCCGCTGGACATGAATGATCCGTTGATCAAGGAGCTGAACAAGCTTCCAACGGACGATTTGATTGCGTATGAGAACCGGCTCAAGTGGGCGAATCAGAGACACAAGCACCAGAAGCCACCGAAGGGCGAGTGGACAGTGTGGTTGATGCTGGCCGGAAGAGGCGCGGGTAAGACGAGAGCCGCAGCCGAGTGGGTGTGGTGGCAGGCGTACAAAACGCCGGAGACGCGCTGGTTGGTGTGTGCACCCACAGCAGCGGACATTCGCGATACGTGTTTTGAGGGAGATTCCGGGCTGATTTCTGTGATGCCCGAGCGTGTTGTTCAAGAGTACAACAGGTCGCTGTCAGAGATTATTCTCAAGAATGGCTCGTTGATTAAGGGCATTTCAGCGGAAACCCCCGACCGGCTGCGTGGTGGTCAATGGCATGGTGCGTGGTGCGATGAGTTAGCAGCCTGGCAGTACGATCAAGAAGCGTGGGACATGATCATGTTCGCGCTACGTTTGGGTAAGCATCCAAGGATCGTAGCAACGACGACACCGAAGCCGAAGGCGCTGATCAGAGACTTGATCGGGCGTGATGGGTCGGATGTACACGTTACACGGGCATCGACTTACGAGAACATTGCGAATCTGGCTCCGACTTTTCAGCAGCAATTGCTGAAGTTTGAAGGTACGACGCTGGGTCGTCAGGAGATCCATGCGGAAGTTTTGAACCCTGAAGAGCAGGGCATTATCAAGCGCAACTGGATCCAGCTCTGGCCAGCGAAGAAGCCATTACCTGCGCTTGAGCACATTGTGATGAGCTTGGATACCGCTTTCACGGAGCAGACTCGGGACAAGAAGACTTCGGATTCGGACCCGAGTGCGTGTGTGGTGCTCGGGCTTTTTTACGAGAATGAGAAGCCGAACATCATTTTGCTTGATTGTTGGGAAGACCGGCTCGGGATGCCGGAGCTCATCAAGAAGGTCAAGCGCGAGATGGAGGTGTACTACGGGGATGATGAGCAGAAGCCCATGATCAAGCCCAAGTTTGGTCCATCTCGGATGATTAATACGGGCAGAAAGCCGGACACGATCGTGATCGAAGACAAGGGCAGCGGGATTTCGCTCCGTCAGATGCTGGCTCGGGAGGGCATCGTTGCGCATGCATATAACCCCGGAAAGGCATCGAAGCTGACCCGGTTGCACATGGTGAGTCATTTATTCGCGGGTGGGATGGTGTGGATGGTGGAGAGCGAGAAGCGTGCGAAGCAGGTGCGCTCTTGGGCGGAGCCGCTCGTGTACCAGCTCTGTTCGTTCTCGGGTGAGGGGACGATCAAGCACGATGACTTGATGGATGCCTGCACCCAAGGTTTACGTTTCCTTGCTGATAAAGATATGATAAGCGTGAGTAAGCCTAAGCCGTTGCAGCCGAGGCTCATTGTGAACTCGCGCCCGAGGGGAAATCCGTATGGCATCTGAGCCGAACGACATGGACGAAGCCAAGGAAGATCTTGGCGAGATGTTTGAACTTCCCGAGGAGATCTCGGAAGTAGAGGACACCGAGGACGGTGGAGCGATCGTTCGCTTTGGGGAAGAAGAAGACGAAGAGGAAGTAGAGCTAGAGTTTTACACAAACCTTGCTGAGACGCTTCCCGAAGGGGACATGGATGCGCTGGCCCAAGAGTTCTTGGGTTTGATTGCAAAGGACAAGGAAGCGCGGAAGAAGCGCGATGAGCAGTACGAAGAAGGAATCCGACGCACGGGATTGGGCGATGATGCACCAGGCGGCGCTCAGTTTCAGGGCGCAAGTCGGGTCGTGCACCCCATGCTCACTGAAGTCTGCGTGGACTTCTCTGCCCGAGCTATTAAAGAGCTTTTCCCCGCCGAAGGCCCCGTCAAAGACCACATTGTCGGAGACATAACGGCGCAGAAGGTGGCGAAAGCCGAGCGCAAGAGCCAGTACATGAACTGGCAGTTGACGCAGCAGATGCCGGAATTCCGTGCGGAACTTGAGCAATTGCTCACGCAGGTTCCGCTCGGTGGTGCGCAATATCTCAAACTAAGCTGGGACTCGGGCAAGCGCCGTCCGGTTCCGCTTTTCATCGGCATCGATGACATCTACCTGCCCTACGCGGCAACGAACTTTTATTCTTCTGAGCGTAAGACGCACGTTCAGTACGTGACGGAGATTGAGTATCTCCAGCGCGTGCGCTCGGGAATGTACCGGGATGTGGATCTAGCGCCGACAACGGCGGACCCGGATGTTTCAAAGGCTGAGAAGGCCAACAACAAGATCGAAGGCCGCGATGACGGCGCGTATGACACGGATGGTCTGCGCACGATCTTTGAGATCTACGCGATTACGGACATTGAAGAGAAGTACGGTTTAGCGCCGTACATCATTTCGGTCGATAAGACGACGGGTAAGGTGCTCTCGATCTACCGCAACTGGCAAGAGCAAGACGAAACGCTCGAAGAGATGCAGTGGATCATTGAGTTCCCGTTTGTTCCGTGGCGTGGTGCGTATCCGATTGGCATCCCGCAGATGATTGGCGGTATTTCAGCGGCTGCGACTGGCGCGCTACGCGCGCTTCTTGACTCTGCGCACATTGCGAACTTCCCCGGAATGCTCAAGCTCAAGGGCGGACGCGAAGGCGGGCAGTCAGAGCGCATCGATCCGACCGAGGTGAAGGAGATCGAGGGCGGTGCGTTTAGCGATGACATCCGCAAGATTGCGATGCCGCTGCCGTTTAACCAGCCGTCCGAAACGCTCTTCCGCTTGCTCGGGTTTTTGGTTGAAGCGGGCAAGGGCGTCGTTCGCACGACGATGGAGAACATCTCCGACACGAATACAAACATGCCGGTCGGTACGCAGCTGGCTCGAATTGAGCAGGGCATGATGGTCTTCAGTGCGATCCATGCGCGTCTGCACGACGCGATGGGTCGCACGTTGAAGGTGCTGCATCGCTTGAACTCCATGTACCTCGAGGATGAAGAGGTCAAGGAGGAGTTGGGCGAATTGGTGGTGCGTCGATCTGACTTTGAAGGTCCGATGGATGTTATCCCGGTATCTGACCCCAACATCTTTAGCGAAGCCCAGCGTTATGCGCAGGTTCAAGCGATTGCGCAGCGTGCAATTGCGCTTCCGCAGATCTATGACCTGCGTAAAGTTGAAGAGCGCATTCTGCATCAGTTGAAGATTCCGAATGCAAAGGATCTACTACTTCCTGCTCCGAAACCGAAGGAGATGAATGCCGTCAATGAAAACATTGCTGCAACGCTTGGGCGTCCAATATCGGCGTTCCCGGAACAGGATCATCTTGCGCACATCCAGGTCCACTTGGACTATCTCACTAGCCCCGTACTGGGTAGCAGTGTCCTCATGTCGGGGACATACGTTCCTGTCATTCTTAACCATCTCAAGGAACATATCGCTCTTTGGTATGCAAATCATGTCTTTGAAGTCGCGTCTACTGCGGCGGGTCGGGATATCTCCGAGATACAGAAGTTCAACAGCACGGAAGTGAAGCAAAGCTTTGATCAGATGCTGGCTGCTGCATCGCAGCGTGTGGTGCCTGACGCTACACGCGCTTTTGGTGCGATTCCGCAAATCGTGCAGCAAGCGATGCAGGTCATGCAGCAGATGCAGGGCATGGGTCCGCAAGACCCGCGAGTGGCTGCGCTCATGGCGGAGACGCAGCGCAAAGCCGCTGCCGATCAGGGCAATCTTCAGATCAAGCAGGCCGAGCTTCAACTCGAAGCGCAGAAGACGCAGGTGGGCTCGCAAGAGCAGGCTGCGAAGATGCAGCAGGCTGCGCAACGCGAGGTGCTCAAGCAAGATCGCTTGGATCAGCGTCAAGCCGCAGAGCTTCAGGTCAAGATGGTTACAAACCGCGAGGACAACGAAACCGCCAAAGAAATTGCAGCGGCAGAAGTTCTTACGGGCGAGAAGGTGGGTGTATCTACAGGAACGGGGATCAACCCGTAGAGGTGATTTATGGCAAACGATTACATGAACCAGCACAAGATGATGGCCATGGGCATGGCTGTCAGCGGTCAGAAAATGGTCAACGGTGGCCCGAAGAAGGGCATGGTTGACCAGTCAAAGGGTGTCAAGGGCGACCCGAAAGCAACGCCCGCAATTATTAGCAAAGGTAAACAAAACGCATGATTGAACGCATCATTGACGAATTGGAGTTGGCCAAGGCTCGCGTTGCACACGACGCGATGAAGCGGCAACTGGAAGGTAAGGATGCTTCGTTTGAATATGGCAAGGCAGTGGGCACTTACGCCGGGTTGCAGGCCGCATTGAGTTACATTGATCGTCTTCTAAAACAGAATGAAGACGAAGAAGAGGAGTTCTAAATGTCAGCATTGGATGAGGCTTTTCCTAGTGTAGAGCCGGGTTTGGTTCCGTTTGGATCGCGAGTGCTAGTACAGATTCGCTCGGCAAAGAAGACTTCTGCGGGTGGCATTATTCTGCATACCGAAACTCGTGAGACAGAGATCTGGAATACCCAGATCGCGAAGGTGGTCACCCTTGGACCGTTGGCGTTCAAGAACCGCAATACGATGGAATCATGGCCGGAAGGTAATTGGTGCAAACCGGGCGATTTTGTCCGAGTACCAAAGTACGGCGGAGATCGTTGGAAGGTGCCGTATGGCAATGACGGGGAAGAAGAAGCCCTGTTTGTAATCTTCAACGATTTGGACATCGTCGGTGGCGTAGTGGGCGATCCGCTAGCCATCAAAGCGTTTATCTGAGGTGACCTATGGCAGAGAAAAACATCCTGTCGGAAGACGACAACCAAGAGGCTGAAGAATATGTGGCAGTTGAAACCCCTCTTACAGAAGGCGAAGACCAAGCTGGAGAGTCTGCTGAAGAGGCTGCGGAAGGCTCCGATGATGGAGACGATGGAATATCCGCCAGCGCAGACTCCGAAGAAGATGCGCGTCTCTCGGAAGAAGACAGCGACGAAGAGTCGTCGCAAAAGTCAAAAAAGCAATTAACTCCTGAAGAAAAGCGCGCTCAGCGACAGAACCGAAAGTTCCGCCGCCGTGCTGCGATCGAGCACAAAGAGCGCGAGTTGGCGTTCCTGCGTGCTGAGAACGAGGAGTTTAAGCGTCGCTTGTCGATGGTTGAGCAGCAGACGAGCAAGTTCAATGTTAGCGCAGTAGATCAGAAGCTGAACGAAGCATTGAACGAGGCTCAACTTGCTGAGCGCATCATGGCAAAGGCGATTGAGCAGGGTCAGGGCGAAGATGCTACGAAGGCGCTTCAAATCCGTGATCAGGCGCTCGATCGCGCGCGTCAACTACGGGCTGCGAAGGAAGAGGCTGAAAAGCCGGTTCCGCAATCAAAGCCTGGTAAAGATCCCCGCGTGGCGGCGTATGCAAAGGAGTGGATCGAAGCCAACAATTGGTACGACCCATCCGGTCGGGATGAAGACTCTGCAATCGTAAAGATTATTGACCAGCGCCTGGCTGCGGAAGGTTATAACCCCGCATCTGAGGACTACTGGATTGAACTAGATAACAGAGTATCGCGCCGTCTGCCCCATCGTTATCAAGAGGATGCCAGCATGGCAGAAGTTGAAAGGCCAGCCGCTAAGGCTGCGCCGACCCGTAAGGGTCCCCCGGTGGGAGGAAAGCGCGAATATGCGCCGCCGTCCACTCGAAAAGAGGTGTATATCAGCCCCGAACGCAAACAAGCACTTGTTGATGCAGGAGTCTGGGACAACCCAGAGTTGCGTCAGAAGTACATTAAGCGTTATGCTGAATACGATCGTAATTCTTCTTCTCGCTAAACAAGGGAGCGAGTTACTATGAGCGACGAAAGACTGAAGAAAGTACTTAACGAAGGGCGTGAGAATCGGCTTGCGTATGATCGCGCAGCAACTGAGAGCCGTGAGCTGTCAGACGATGCCCGTGTTGAGATGTTTCGGCAGCAGTTTATTCAGGCCGCGTTGCCTGATTTGCCAAAAATTCCGGGTTACCACACTTGCTGGTTGACCACCACGAACCCTAGAGATTCGATCCAGTCTCGCATTCGGCTAGGTTATGAGCCGATTAAACCCGAAGAGGTTCCCGGTTGGGAATACGTCTCGATTAAGACTGGCGAATGGGCAGGTTTCGTTGGAGTCAACGAGATGCTGGCGTTTAAGCTTCCCATGTCGCTGTACAAAAAGTACATGCAGGCGGTGCACTACGATGCCCCCAATGAGGAAGAAGCGCGGCTGATTGGTGCGAATGAGCGCATGCGAGAGCAGGCTGAACGCGCCGGTTCAAGTTTGGTCGAGGGTGATGGCATGTCGGCAATTCGGGAATCCGCTAAGGTACGCGCACCAAATGAGTGGGCGTAATTAGCAATTACGTTTTGTGAGGATTTAATTATGCCTTCGACCAGTGCAGCTTTTGGCCTGCGTCCGGCTTTTCATCCGAGCGGGGTTGTTCGCCCTGTCGCGATGACTATTGAGTCGGGCTACAACGCCAATATTCTCCAGTTCCAGCCAGTCCTGATTAGTGCCACGGGCAACATTCAGGCTGCTGGTGCCAGTACTCCCTTCGTGGGTTCGTTCATGGGTGTCGAGTTCACCGATACCGATGGTCGCCGCCGCGTGAGCAACAAGTGGACCGCCGGAACTTCGGCTACGGACATTGTTGCTTATGTGACGACCGATCCGGCTATCGTGTACGAGATCCAATCGGACGCGACCTTGACGCTTGCGGATATTGGTTCTCAGATGGACTTTGACAGTGTTACCGCTGGTAGCACGACGACTGGCCTCTCTGCGGCCATGTTGGACGTTGCTTCCAAGACCACCTCGGGCAACGCTCTTTGCCGTGTTGTTAACCTCCAGCCGGATGTCAACAACGCTTGGGGCGACGCTTTCGTCGTTGTTCAAGTCCAGATCAGCGAGCACCAGTTTGTCGCTGACCGTGCAGCCATTTAAGGAGGACTAGAACATGGCAGTCCCAATGCGTAGTACTGACTTTCGTTCCATCGTTGAGCCTATTCTTAACGAGGCTTTCGATGGCATTTATGACCAGCGTGCTGACGAGTGGAAGCAAGTATTCGTCCAGCAGCAGGGCATTCCCCGCAACTACCACGAAGAGCCGGTTCTGTACGGATTCGGCGCTGCTCCGGAACTTCCGGACGGCACCCCGGTCACGTATGACGCTGGCGGCGTGCTCTTCTTGCAGCGTTACGTCTACAAGGTCTACGGCCTTGCATTCGCGCTCACGAAGGTACTCGTGGAAGACGGTGACCACATCCGTATCGGCCAGACCTACGCCAAGCACTTGGCGCAGTCGCTGATCGAAACGAAGGAAACCCTCGGCGCTAACATCCTTAACCGCGCTTTCACCTCCGGCTACAACGGCGGTGACGGTGTGACGCTTGTTGCGACGAACCACCCGATTGCTACGGGTACGTTCAGCAACCAGCTCACGACCCCGGCGAACCTGTCCCAGACCTCGCTTGAGCAGATCCTCATTCAGATCCGCAACGCTGTTGACAACAACGGCAAGCGCATCCGTTTGAACCCGGAGAAGCTCGTTGTGTCGCCGTCGAACGTGTTCCAAGCGGAAGTGCTCCTCAAGAGCGTTCTCCGTACTGGCACGGCTGACAACGACATCAACCCGGTGAAGTCGATGGGCCTTCTCGCTGGCGGTCAGGCCAACCTGTCGCGTTTGACCTCGACCACCGCTTGGTGGGTGAAGACGGACGCGCCGGAAGGTCTGAAGCTGATGATGCGTCGTGGCCTTGAGAAGAGCATGGAAGGTGACTTCGAAACCGACTCCACGCGCTTCAAGAGCACGGAGCGTTATGCGTTCGGATGGACCGATCCACGCACCGTGTTCGGCACACCTGGCGTGTGACCCGCTTACGCGGAACAGTCCAAAAGACTGGAGAGAGGGGGCTTCGGCCCCCTTTCTTTTTGCTTGACGGCGCTATAGAAAAGCCTAAACTAGAAAATAGGACTAGGTGTAACCAGCCCATCTGACCGGCCTAGCGGACGATGCACAGACAGGTGGGCGACTCGTGCATGAGGTGATGCAATGGCTAATACAACTTTTACCGGCCCGGTTAATTCGCTTAACGGATTTTCGGGCACTATTCTCACCGTTGCTTCGGCCACGGTAACCAATCTTGTTTGCACTTCGCTGACGATTGGCTCGACCAAGCTGACCACGGGTTCAGTTTCGGGCACGATTGCTGATCAAGCGGGTCGCATCCCGGTGTTGATAGGAAGCACCACACGTTACATCGCTCTGTACAGCAGCCTGACTCCGTAAATTCGCTGGGGGGGCTTCGGCCCCCTTTGCTTGTGATTGTGAGGGAAAGCAACCATGCGTCCTATTAGTTTTACAAGATCACAGCCTACAGCGAACATTGCGAGCATCGTCACGGCTCAATCTTTGAGTGTGTCGGGTGCAATTACGCTGGATGGTGCGTTGGTATCTAACGGTGTGGCTACGCTAACGGTGCCTGCGGTGCTGATTGCGTACAGCCAAGCCTCTTCCACAATTAACTTTGTGGTGACGGGTACGGGTCCTGCGGGCCAGTCTCAAGTTGAGACGCTTGCGGTAACGGCGTCGGGCAACCTTACGGGTTCGTTGTCGTTTGCGACAGTGACCAGCATTGTTTCTGATTCCGCCGCAGCTTCGACCATTAGCATCGGAAACGGTGTGCCAGGTTACACAGCTTGGATTCCGCTCGACATCTACACGCCGAATCAGGTCACGAACATTTCCGCAAAGAAGAGCGGAACCGTGAACTACTCGGTTGAGTACACGAACGAAGATCCGTTTAACACGAGCATCCAGCAACTGGCGGTGCCGCATCCAAACGCGAGTCTGACAAACTCAACGTCTGATGAGACGCAGTTCACGACCACGTTGATGCGTGCGGTGCGACTGAAGATCAACTCAGGCGACGGGTCTGTGCGATTTACGATCGTGCAGCAGTCCACGAAGTAAGTCATGGCTAACGTCAAGATTACGGACCTTACAGCGGCGACAGCTCTGGGTGGTACGGAGCTGTTTGAGTGCGTGCAGGCGGCGACTTCGGTCAAAGCCTCTGCGACTCAGATTAAAACGTATGTGGGCAATTCGCTCAACATTACGGGCGGGGTCTTGGGGTCGGTCACGATCAGCAACGGCGTAGGTAACTTTAGCTCGCTTGCAATTACGGCGGGTGCAATCCCGTTTAATGCAATTACTAACATTTCTGTTGGCCAATTTGAATCTCACATTGATCAAACGGCTGCGTCGGCTAACGTCGCTACCATTGTTCAAATGAATAATGCAGCGGGATTTAACTCTGGAATCACGATCGCTTCCAGTACAAACATCACGGTAGCTGCGACAGGAATTTACTCCATCAACGCCAGTCTTCAGTTTGCAAACTCTGATACTACCAACCATACCTCTACTTTCTGGTTTAGAAAGGACGGGACGAACATTCCAAATTCTGCATCTATTATTTCTGTTCCAAAAGTAGCAGATGGCGGCAAAACATTGGGTCAAGTGACTATTTTTGACTCAATAACTGTTAGCAGTTACATACAGTTGGTTTGGTCTGTAAGTAACACAGCTATTACTTTGGATTATTCGTCTGCAACTGCAACTGCGCCGGAAGTTCCCTCTGTGATCTTTAACATACAGAGAATTAAGTGATGAACTGCAAAGGCGACTGGTCAGAGTGGAAGCAGTTTGCCAAAGGCGGTGGGGCGTTTAAGAGTCCCGCTTGGCAGCGTAAGGCTGGGAAAAATCCGGAAGGCGGGCTAAACGAAGCGGGGCGACGTAGCGCAAAGCGCGAGGGGATGAACTTGAAGCCGCCTGTGAGTGCGAGCCAAGCGAAGAAGTCCCCGAAGGCAGCGGCACGGCGTCGATCGTTCTGCGCAAGAATGTCTGGGATGCCTGGTCCGATGAAAGATGAAAAAGGCAGGCCAACGCGGAAGGCACTTTCGTTGAGAAAGTGGGATTGTTAAATGGGTGATTACAAGCGTCAGCATCAAATGCCTGCAAGGTATTTTGAGAGTTGGGCTAGAGATGATCAGTACGTGGAGCGCGGGCAGCGGTTCAAACCGAAGAAGCGCAAGGCAAAGGAATTAGACGATCGCCGTTATCGGCGGGAGCAAGAAAATGGGCGTTAAATACCTTAAAGATTTTGATTTCCCGGCTTCTGGCGGCTTCCACAGCAAAGCCATGCCGAGTCGTGCAAACGCTTCCGCAAAAGGAGTTCCTGCTCGTGCCAAGCCAAACGCTCCGGCTCATGGTGCTCCGAGGATGGAGTCGAAGCCGAGCGTAGGCAAGCGCCAGGGGTATGCTGAAGGTGGCCGCGTTCCGGGTTACGACATGGATCGACTCCCGGCCAAGAAGCCGCCGGGGCGCACGATGGATTTGGCTCCCTCGAAGCCGGAAAGGGGCGAGTATCAGGGCTACGATAGAGGTGGGGAAGTTGAACCACCCAAACCATCTCGGCGTGAGGGTCTTAAACCTTCTAAGCCAATCTATCAAGAACCCTCTGTTTCTCGTTCTTATAAAAAAGACGATTATAAAAAAATGAAACCGTCTTACGAGATTGAGGTTCATGGTGAGCCAATAAAATACACTCGAAAAGATGAAGAAAAATATTCTGCTTTTAAAAATGGCGGTAAGATTGCCAAGGTGATGCGCGAGTACAAAGAAGGTAAATTGCATTCGGGCTCCAAGAAGGGCCCGAAGGTAAAGAACCGCGAGCAGGCAATTGCGATTGCGCTGTCTGAGGCTCGTAAGGCCGGTGCCAAGATCCCGAAGAAGGCTGAGGGTGGCATTTTTGACGAGCAAGAAGAAATTCGCAGCCTTGGACGTCCGAAAAGTTATGCCGAATCCGGCAGCGCGGGCGGTAGCAACATCAGTTTTAAGGATGCTTTTAGAAAAGCGCGCGAACAGGGACTAAAGGAATTTAATTGGCGCGGTGATAAGTACAGCACCAAAGTTAAGGAAGAAGTTAAAAGCGAGCGCAAGGTCGAAGAGAAGCCAGCTAAGAAAGCAGAAACCAAGAAGGAGATGTCTGCTTCTGAGCGTCAACGCGAGTTCTACCTCAAGAACCCGGAGCCGGGGCTTAAGTCGGTTGCACCGGAAGAGGTGCTCTTTGGACCGAAGGCTAAGGCCGCGCTTGCTGGAGCGGGTGCAGCCGCTGCGGGCTATGGATTTAAGAAGTTGCGCGACATGCTGATGCGCCGTGGCGAAAGCGCGCGCAAGGTAGCCAAAGATGTCAGCAAGGGTGATCTTGCGATGGCGCGTAGCGCAGCCGCTCGAGAGTCTGAAGCAAAGGCAATGGAAGGCTTCAAGAAACAGATGCAAGCTCGTCAGGGGATGGGCGCTCGATACGCCAAGGGCGGCGAGGTGTTTAGCACGGAGTACTTGGCATACGGCGACAAGAAGGGTCCGTATCGCGGTAGTCCGAAGAAGGCCAAGATGCTGGGCCGTCGAGATCGCCTTGCCCGCGAAGCCATGGAGCGCGCGGAAAAGTATGCTCCTGGCATGAGCCTTGATATGAAGGCCAAGGGCGGAAAGGTTTCTCACGCCGAATGGGAACACAGCAAGCGAGATCTTGCTGAAGACCGCAAGCTTGCCAAGAAATACGGCATGTCTTTGAAGGCTTGGGAAGAGTCAGCGATGGACAAGAAGCATGACCGGCAGCAGTCGATGAGAGGACTGAAGCATGGTGGTATGTCTTATCGTCGCAAACCAATGTACGGCGGCGGTAAGTGCTAAAATAACTTTCGTGTAGTCATAGGGGTCTGCTCGGTGCAGCGGGCCACGGCGCAAGAGGGACCCTAATGGCGACTTCCGGTACGGTTTCGACAACTCAGTTTACGACTAGGCAGGTCATCGACCATGCCTACAGGCGTTGTCGTTTGGGTGCGCAACAGATCACCTCTGAGATGATCGACATTGCGAACGACCAGCTTTACCTAATTCTTTCCAATCTTGCTAACCGTGGCGTTCAGCTCTGGTGTATTGAGCGTTTGATATTGCCGCTTTACGAGGGGCAGGGTGCGGTCACGTTACCGATCGGAACGGTGGATGTGCTCAATACCAACCTGCGAACGCTGCTGGAATCGACCGGAACTACGGCTACGACATCCACGACCTTTCAGGTTTATAACGTCGATGGTTTGACGGTAACGACGGTTGGCATCAAGTGGTCCGCAACTTCGCAGCCGTATGTGGTTGAGATGTCCAATGACGGCATCACTTGGACTGCCGTTGATACGATGGAGTACACCAACGATCCGGATGAGGTCGCTGGCGAGTGGAGCTGGGTCGATACTGAAGTCCCAGAGTCTGCGGATTATTTTCGCGTTCGTGTAACGAGCGGAACCCTTTCGGCCTCGGAAGTTTACTTTGGGAACACGCCCAACGAGATCCCTATTGCGCGATTGAATCGCGATGACTATACGGCGCTGCCCAACAAATCTTTCCTTGGCCGTCCTTTGCAGTTTTGGTTTGACCGTCAGATCAACCAGCCGATTATGCGTCTTTGGCCAGTTCCGAACGCGGCAGCGGAAACGCAGCAGATCATCGCGTGGCGGCATCGTTACATTCAGGATGTTGGCACGATGACGCAAGAGCTGGACATTCCGCAGCGTTGGTTTGATGCGATTGTGGCGATGTTGGCGTCAAAGCTTGCAGAAGAGACTCCGGAAGTCGATGCAAATCTGATGCCGATCTTGGAGGCAAAAGCGGAGAAGGCGCTGGCTCAAGCAGAGAACGAAGAGCGCGATAACTCTCCAATTTACTGGACTCCGAATCTCAGTATGTATACGAGGTAATCATGGGACTTTTCCTTGATACTCGTGGACAGCCGTATGCAGCGATTGGAATTTGCGATCGTTGTTCGCGCAAGTTTCCTTTAGCAGAGCTAATGCCTGACCGTAACTCTCCGGGACTTCGGGTGTGCAAAGTAGATTGGGACGAACTTGATCCGTATCGTTTGCCTGCTCGTCAGACCGAAAGAATTTCGCTTCCTTTTGTGAGGCCCGACGTTCCGCTGTCTTCGCAGCCGTATGGCGTAATTAGTGAAGACGGCAATACTTTCCTTGTGAACGAAGCAGATGATGATTACCTTGAGCCGGAGCAGCCGCTGTAATGGCTAATGTACCTAGCAATCTTATTCCTGCGCGAATCAGCCAGCTACCAGAGGCTCCGGTTGCGGACCCGGCTGGCTATTTTCCAATTGTTATTTCTGGTACGACCTATAAGGTTCAGTTTAGTCAGATCAATCAAAATCTGACGGTCCCACCGAGCAGAGCAATTAATGCGGGCACGGGGCTGACGGGGGGCGGAACGCTATCGCACGATATTACGATTGCGGTTGCAAACGGAGGTATTGGCGATTCGCAGCTTGATACGACTGGTGTAAGCGCGGGAACGTATGGTGATGGTGCAAATGTCCCTGTTGTCACGGTAAACACTAAAGGTCGTGTAACTTCATTGAGCACGACGCCGCTGGTTGTTAGCGGTTACGTTCCAGATTCGCGCCAAGTGATTGCGGGATCAGGATTGACTGGAGGGGGTACTCTCGCAGCTGATCGCACGCTGGCCATCAATTTCTCAAGCGCGACCCCTCAACCCCTTGGCTCACCTACGGCGGGTACTGGGACCAATGCAGCACGGGACGATCACGTTCACCCGGCAGTAGATCTTTCTGACGGCACTGAAACATCTGGCGTTTTGCCGATGGGTCGAGGTGGTACTGGCGCAAACATGTCGCCGGTTGCTGGCGCGATTGTTTTTAGTAATGGATCAAATTTTGATTTGACGACGGTTGGCTCAACGGGGCAAGTGCTGTTGGCGGCGGGCGCGTCGGCTCCGGTTTGGGGCGATGCCGCATCGTTTACGGTAGATGCCGCAGATCGTTTGTTGGGTGGCGCGGCCAATCGGGTCGTGTATCAGGCTGGCACTAGCGACACTAGTTTTGTCGTTGCCCCGGCTTTAGCCGACACGTTTTTGAAGTGGAACGGTTCTTCATTTGAGTGGGGCGCGGTAGCTGGTGCGGGTACGGTCACAAGCGTTCAAGGATCGGGCGGTACGACTGGACTGACTGTAAGCGGTGGTCCAATTACCACAGTCGGTACGTTGACGCTGGGTGGTACGCTTTCTATCAGCGCAGGCGGTACGGGACTTTCTGGCACGCCAACAAATGGTCAGTTGCTTATTGGCAATGGCAGCGGATATTCACTTGCAAGCCTGACGGCTGGAACGGCAATTAGCGTTACGAATGCCACTGGCTCCATCAGCATTGCCAATACTGCGCCGGATCAGACGATTACGCTGACCGATGGCACGGCGATTGATGTTACTGGCACCTACCCAAGTTTCACAATTACTAATACCGCTCCTGACCAGACGGTTGTTATTTCTGCAAGCACGGCAATATCGGTTAGCGGTACTTATCCAAGCTTTACGATTACTAATACCGCTCCGGACCAGACGGTCACGATTACTGCTGGCACAAACATTAGCACCAGCGGAACGTATCCGAGTTTTACGGTTTCGTCGCCCGATACGGTTGTTGGTCCTGCGGGTGCAACGAGCGGTGCGATTTCGTTGTTTGATGGCGGTACGGGTAAGCTGCTCAAGAACTCTGTCATCACAATCAATGCCTCTGGCGTCATCAGTAACGTCAACACGCCAAATACTGGCACCGATGCTGCGAACAAGCAGTATGTGGATGACTTGGTTAGCACCGGAATTCACATCCACACGCCAGTTGTTCTTGCAACTTCGCCGGGGTCTTCGCGTACCGATACCTATAACAATGGCACCGCAGGAGTTAGCGCCACGCTGACTTCCGTTGCTGCGGGCACACTGGTCATTGACGGTACGGTGGCTTCTGCAACGATTCGAGTCTTGATTCAGGACTGCTCTAATCCAATTGGTAACGGTGTTTACGTTGTAACCAATCCTGGTAGCGCGGTTGCTCAGTACATTATGACGCGCTCGTCGGACGCAGATACGTCAGGACAACAGTCTACACAGTCACTTGATGATGGAAGTTATTTCTTTACGACGGGTGGCACGAGCAATAAAGGTGCCGCTTGGGTTAACACCAATAGCGGAACCATCAGTTTTGGTTCTACAGCGATCACATTTGCTCAGTTCAGCAGCTCGCAGGTCTACTCGGCTGGTAACGGGTTAAGCCTAACGGCAACCACCTTTTCTTTAGAAACTCCGGTTACCGTGCTAAATGGCGGTACGGGCCAGTCATCGGCTCCGACCAATGGCCAGTTGCTGATTGGTAATGGGGCTGGATATAACCTCAGCACGCTGACTGCCGGTTCTAACCTCTCGGTCACGAACGCTACCGGGTCAATCACGCTCGCGGTTTTAAGCGATGTCTCGTTCAACAGCGCCTCGATTACCACCCTGTCAAGCGGGTCGCTGACGGCGACTAATCTGACGGCAACCAGCGGTACGGTCACCACGTTGGCTTCGACCTCGGCGGCGATTACCAATTTGTCGGTTACGAGCCTGACGGTATCAAGCCTTTCGCTTGCCAATGCGACCTTTACGTCCGCCACGATTACGACGCTGACTTCCACCTCGGCGGAGATTACGACCCTTTCGGGAACCACGCTGTCGTATGGCAGTTCGTCCATTACGAACCTGTCCTTGGGAAGCCTTGTGATCAGCTCGACGACGCTGGTTGCGAACCTGAATGCTGATTTGCTGGATGGGCAAACGGGAAGTTATTATTTGGATCTGGCTAATGCCACAGGAACCCTGAGCGGGGGAGCATACTAATGCCTACTATTCTGACGAAAAAGAGTGACACTCCGGGCGCGATCCCGGCAACGGCTAATCTGACCAACGCGGCAGGCGGTGCGGAGCTGGCGGTTAATACCGCAGATAAGCGGCTCTTTACCATCAACTCCAGCAGCGCGGTGGTGGAGCTGGGTACAAACCCGGCCAGTCTGACCTGCGCAGACGTTTCGGCTACGGTGCTTCGTGCGGGCAGTGCGACGATCACAAATCTAATTGCTACAACGGCTACGGTGTCGGATTTTTCGGCTACGGTTGCTCGTATCAGCAGCTTGACCATCAGCAGTCTTTCGCTCAGCAATGCTACGTTCGGATCGGCAACGATTACGAATCTGACCTCTACCTCCGCCACGATTAGCAGTGCGCTGACTCTGACGGGCGGCACCGCCAACGGCGTGCTGTATCTGAACGGCAGCAAGGTGGCGACGAGTGGGAGTGCGCTGACGTTTGATGGGACAGCAGTTGGTATTGGTCAAGCATCTGGAACATCGTCTGGATTTTCCACGGCTCCTAATCTTTTGGTATATGGCGCAACTAACGCAAATATATTAGTTGCAGGAGATAGTTCTAACGTAGGGGTTACAAGCGCAAGATATACCAACACAACCGGAGGTGGAATTTTAAGAGTTGCAAAATATCGCGGTACTTATGCGTCGCCCTCTGCTGCACAAACGGGGGACTTGGCTGGTGATGTTCGTTTTGAAGTATGGGGCGGCTCAAATCTTCGGCGTGTCGCAACTATTGGCGGTACTGTTGAAACTTTTACAAGTGATACAGACATTAGCGGGTATCTCGCGTTTAACACGACTTCTTCTGGAACCACAACGCCAACCGAAAAGATGCGGCTTACCGCCGCCGGCAACCTCGGCATCGGGACGAGTTCGCCGTCTGGGTTCCTTGCAAACAAACTTGTTATTGCAACTGGTGGCACCGCAAACGAAGGGATGACGATCTACAGTTCGTCAAATAACGGATCAATATGGTTTGCTGA